GATTCAATAATTGTTCGTTGATCATATATTTTTGTATTTTTTAATAAATATCCGTTCCCGGTTGACTCTTTCTTCACTACATGAATAATCTGTCGTTAAATCATTTACCTACTTACTAAGCTAGTTATTTTAATGTGATAATCAAATAGTTACACAATTAAAAATACATATTTGCTATACTTTTGCTATATTTAAATTATTTACTCGCTTAAATACTAAATTTTAATTAGACCTTTAATGTTAATAATTATTTATCAGTATTCCAATAAAATAATTTTTCTTACCTTTATAAAAGCATACAAATAATATGCTGCTTCTGCGCCTGATGTTCTTTCGGGCCTAAAAAAACATGACACTTTATATTTTATAAAAAAAGAAGAGGACGCCATACAGCAATCCTCCATTTTGTTTGAACCCAAGACAAAATTAGTAAATTTTTTGTTATGGCAAAATCTTCTGAATTAAATAATTATATCTCTTTGAGATATGAAAGATGGCTTGATTATGCAAAATATCATTGTCGGTTACGAAAAATGGACGGAGAGGAATATGATGTATTGAACGAAGTACTTACTTCTGTCTTGCAAAAAGACCCTGACAAGTTAGTTAAACTAATGAATACGCCTAAAGACGGATATACAGAATTGGACTGGTTTGTTTTGGCAACAATTAACCGGAATATTACCTCCCCCTCCTCTCCGTGGCAACAAAAAAGGGTTTGCCGGAATATTGACCGGAACATTGATTATACAAGAATAAGCAAAATTGACGTGGAAGAGGAAGAAGAGGATCGGGCGGAAACAATTTTAAATAAAATGCGAAGAGTGCGGGATATTCTCGATAATCTAAAACTATCAGAAATAGCAAAAAAGATTTTTGCCTTTAAATTTTTCGATGGGGAACCGCTAAGCGCGTGGAAAGGAAATGAAGATAAGGCGTTTGTATATAGTACATACAATCAGGTTGAGCAAATGGTTAAAGAAAAACTGAAAGGAGGTTTGTTGTTCTGATGCATAAACTAACAATAAAGAGAGAGAATTTCTGTAATTATTACGTTGAAACCGGCAATGCTTCCGAGGCATACCGGCGAGCTTTTGCATGTAAAAATATGAAGGATAAAACAATTACAGAAGCCGCGTCCAGGTTAATTAACGATAGCAACGTTAATGCAAGGATAAAAGAATTACAAGGAGAAATTAAAAAAAAATCTGACATAACTAAAGAAAAAATACTTTACGAACTGGATTGCATTATTAATGCTAAGATAACAGATTATATAATGTTAGAAGAAGGCCGGTTATCTTTTAAAGATTTTAATGAGCTTACAGAAAGCCAGGTAAAGGCTATCGAAAGTGTAAAACAGGGGAAAAATGGTATTGAGTTAAAACTGCACGGTAAATCTTGGTCCATTGAGAGAATTTGTAAGATGCTGGGATATGACGCTCCTGTTAAAATCGAAGATAAAAGGGTTACTAATTTTGAATCTATGTCTGACGAGGAATTGAAAAAGTACATCGGGGAATGACGGTCCGTGAAACACTTATTGAAAAAGCTTATGCAAAATATGAATTAAAAAAACGTGCTGCCAAAATTGATTTTTGGCAGTATTGTTTATTCCATGATTATAAATTTTTTACAGAACGGCCCTTTCTCGAAATTGTAGCAGACGCATTTATGCGGGTGCATGAATCTTATAAAAAAGGCGAATCGCGTAGCCTTGCTGTCTCTATGCCGCCACGGGCCGGTAAATCATACATAACCACCCTATTTATTACTTTCATGATCGGAAATTTCCCAGAGGAAAGCGTAATGCGGAATTGTTGCAGCGATCAACTTTATCAAAAACTATCCTATGATACGCGTGACATTATTCGTTCTGCTAAATTCAAAGAATTGTTTCCAGATGTTTGTTTAAAAGGAGATAAACAAAATGTAAAAGGCTGGAGTGTTGAACAAGCCAGACAGGTTACATATTTTGGAGGTGGTGTTGGTGGTACAGTAATCGGGTTTGGAGCATCTTTGTTAGACATTACCGACGACCTTTATAAAAGTATAGAAGACGCCAGATCCGAAACAATAAACGAAAAAACATGGAGTTGGAAGCAGGGAACACACGATTCAAGACGCGAAAAAAATGCGTGTCATATTGATATAGGAACACGATGGTCCAATCGGGATGTTTTAGGGCGACTCGAAGAAAGTAACGCATACAACGAAATAATACGAATTCCTGCTCTAGATGAAAAAAATGAATCTTTTTGCCCCGCAGTACATTCTACAGAGTATTATCTAAAATTAAAAGAAACCCTTGATCCTGAAATATTTTCTGCTGAATATATGCAGGAGCCAATCGAGGTAAAGGGATTATTATTTCCAAAAACAGAGCTTAATTTTTACGATCCAGCCCGGACTGACTTGTCAAAGGCTGTTTATACGATAATTCAGATCGATCCGGCAGATACAGGACACGATTTTGTCTGTATCCATGCTTCCGTCTTAGATGGAAATGTGTACGTAGATACAATTATCTGCAATAACACGGGTATTGACTATAATGTTCCGGCCAGTATTCAGCTAATCCTTGAAAGAAAACCTTCTTTTTTAGCAATCGAGGGTAATTCGGGATGGATACAGACAGCCGTAGATATAAGAAACGATATTTGGGATAAAAATGGCAGTATTGATATTAAAATATTTAAAGAGGGAGCAAATAAACCCGGAAAAATAATAGGGCAGGCATATTTTATAAAGAAGAAATTTTGGTTTCGGGCCGACTATGAAAGTATACCGGAATACAAAAATGCAATAACCAAGCTGACAGGATACTTACGGAATTCAACAGGACAAAAAGATGATGTGCCGGATGTGCTTGCAGATATATCACGACATTTACGAAGAAACATGCTAATAGAATGAAGATACTAGGATTCGAAATTAAAAAGAAGTCTTCCAACATAGTAGCGCAAAGGAATAGTGCAGGAGTGATAGATTTCACGGATAATATTTCTAAATATCTCGGTGTATTTAACAGTCGTTGTGTAGATAGCAACGCGATAACACTTTTCGAAGAGATTTCGGAGGTGAATTTTCCGATAATGGCCATAGTAAGAAGAGCTGTAAACGGAAAGTTTGAATTAAAAAACGCAAAAGATGATAGTGTAATATACGACAATGAAAGAATAAATAAATTTCTGTCTAAGCCCAATTTTTATCAGACTTTTAACGAATTTTTAATTCAGGCCCTTTGCTATAAGCTCGTAACCGGGAAAGCATATATATACGGTGGTATAGCTTCACAGGAACTGGCAAAAAACAGATGGAAAGTTTGTAATTCGTATGTTGTCCTCCCCTCGCAAGATGTAAGAATGGTTACCTTTCCTAATATCCCTTTTTTTACAGCAGAAAGTATAAGCGATGTTGTTAATTACTATTCATTTTATTCAGGAGGAAAAAGTATAGAAATAGAACCTTACAACCTAATGCACGTTAGGGATGTTTGTCTTAAATCTGTATCCCAAAGCCTTGAAGGGGACAGCCGTTTAAATACGGTAAAATATCCGGTAAGTAATTTGATTGAAACATATGAAGCCCGTAATGCTATCTATGTAAAAAGGGGAGCGATCGGGGTATTGGTTAGCAATATGAAGGATGAAGCAGGTAGTAGACCAATTCTAGAAAGAGATAAAACTGAGCTGCTAAACGAATATGAAAATTCGTATGGTACTGGTAGAGAAAAACATCCGGTAATGATTTCCAGATTTTCAGTTGATTTTAAACGTTTTAATATGTCGATTCAGGAGTTGCAGCCATTCGACGAACATTTAGAAGATGCGACACAAATAGCAGGTATTTATAATATTCCTCCGGCCGCTATACCACGTGCGAAAGAAGCAACCTTTGACAATCAGGATTTGTGTGAAAGGGCAATTTATATGAATGCTGTTATTCCGGAAGCAAAATCTTTTGTAATGGCTCTAAATGAATTTTTGGGCTTAGAAAATTCAGGGCAGTATTTAGATGTAAGCTTCGATCATATTTCCGTCCTCCAGCCGAACTGGAAAGAAAAGGCCGAAACAGATAAAATAACAACAGAAACCTGTAAAGAAAATTTCCTAAACGGGATAATAACACTGAACGAATGGAAAGCTAGTCTTGGTATGGACCGGGTGAATGAAAAAATCTACGATAAATATATTTTAACTATGAATGAGGAAGAGATTAATTTGATTAACACAATAATTAAAGGTATGCCGGGACAAAGTGCAGCAAATAACAATAACGATAACAACTTACAAAATGAAAATAATACAGAAAACAATCAGTAACAAGGTTGAGGAGGTTACAGATAAGGGACGGGTAATTGTAGCTATAAATCATATCGGGAACGAGGATTCGGACCATGACATTTCAATGCCGGGCTCTTTCGACGAAACCCTGCAAAGCGATATTGGGCGTTTAAAATGGTTCCTCAACCACGATACAAATATTCTCCTGGGTGTACCGGTAAAAGGATGGGAAGAAGACGGATATGTGAAAATGGAATCGCAATTTAATCTGGACAAACAAGTTGCGCGCGATGTTTACTCGGATTACAAATTGTACAAGGAATTTGGTAGAAGTCTCGAACATTCTGTAGGTGTACAACCCTTGCGGCGTGACGATCAGGACAACCGGAAGGTGCTTCAGTGGAAAATGTGGGAATATTCCACACTGACAAGCTGGGGAGCAAATAGTATGACTCCTCTTTTAGATATTAAAAGCGCTAAAAGTGAGATTGAAATGCTCAAGGGAGCACTAAAACTTAATTATTCGGATGAAAGATATAAAAACATTGAAAGTATGATTTCTGCAATATATAAAGCAATGACAGGCGATTTGATAGTAAGATGTCCTTATTGCGGGGAAACATTCGACTATAATTTAATAAAAGAAGAGCACATACCGCAACAAGTTTTAGATATCTGCAATAATTATAAAGACTTGCTTAATTCAGGCGGAGCATTCGAAAAAATGTGTGAATTACCTGTGCAAGTACAGGCAGAAGTGTTTACCGTACTTAAATCCAATAAAGAAATAAGCGAAGTTTCTTCTTATGTGCACTGTCCGAAATGTTACGACAGGGTATACAAACATAACAAACTTTTACAAAAACATTCTGAATCAAAAAAAATGAATGTCAAATCTATTTTAAACAAACTTTAATTTAAATCGAAAATGAAACAGAAAAAAGGATTTGCGGGATATAAAGCCCGCTTTGAAAAAAGAATCAAAACAATTGCATTTATTGCTCTCGGAATAGTTGGATTGGTTTGGTTTTGTGTTGACGCTGCGAGCGCTACTATGGCTTTAGCTGTTGCACCTGTCGTAACACTGGTAAAAAAAGACGACAATACTTTGGATGAAGAGAGTAAAAAGTTTCTCTCCGTCATGGAAGAGCGGATAAACGAAGCTTTTAAAAACTTTTCAGAGGAAATTATAGGAAAAAAGGATTTAGATAATACAATAGATGGGATAAAAAAGGAGTTATCTGAATCGGGAGTAAACAAAAAAGATATAACCGAGGTGGTTGAAATGATTTCTTCTTTGAATAAGGAAGTTACAAAGCTAAAAGACAAAGGTATAACCATTAATCCGCAATCAGGGCTAGTGAAAGCAGTAGACGAATTACTCACGAGTAAAAAATTTCAGGACTTTGCAAACGGTTTATCTGGAAAGCGTTCCGGATCCATTCCTTTAAATTTAAAAGATATCGTTTCCCTGACAAATAACTATAGAGGGAATGTTTTAACAAACCGGCAATCTGATCGGATTGGCGTAGAGGTTAACGAGCGTAAACTAAACATCCGGGATATAATCGCAGTAGAGCCGGGAGATGTTAATTATACTACGATTACTTATCCTAAAATTGTTAATCTGAATCGAAATGCCGCATCTGTAAGCGAAAACGGAAGATTGCCAGAGAGTTCTTATAAATTGGAAGAGGTAACGGAGGGCATGAGCCGTATCGGTACTTACGTAAATTTATCTAAGAGAATGCTTAAATCTCTGGTTTTTATGCGTGCCTTTATTATAAACCGCTTACCACAATGGGTTAGATTAGCAGAAGATTTTCAGTTGTTGCACGGAGATGGACAGGGGGATAACATCAGAGGTTTGGCAAATCAGGGGTTTGATATAAAAGAATGGCTAACAAACGACATTGTTAAAGGAGAAAAAGGAAGTGTAAAATCTCTTTCTTCTTATCAAGATGGGGCGCAAACAATGGTTGAATTCAGCGAACCTTTTGCAAAAATAGAAGAAGGTATGCTGATTAAATTCGTTGATGCTCCCAGCGGCTCGAAGCTGCTATCTGATAATCTTATTCACAAGTACAACGACAATAAAATTATGATAGAACTTCCTTTTAGCGAAGTGACTTCGTTGTCCGAAGAGCAGATAAAAGCTATGTCGTTTACTGTAAGGAATAATTTCTTTAACAAAGTTGAAGGGGCGACGATGGCGGATGCTATAAACGCAATAATCGCAATACTGACATACGGCGAATTCTCCCCGACTGCTGTTGTTTTAAATCCGTTTGATGTCTTCCAGATTATGACTTTAAAAGATACAACAGGGAGGAGTATGGATTTTATTACAGAATCCGGAGGTGTGAAGAGAATTTCAGGGCGTCCGATTATAGAAACAACGGCAATATCCCCGGGTTATTACTTTGTAGGCGACTTTGCGAATGGAGCTGTTTTGCATGATTTTACAACGCTAGGAATTGAATTTGCCGAAGACGTCGAAACAAAACTTAGAAATTACGTTACTGTAATTGCACAGGAAGAAGTTATCCTCGAAGTCTATAATAAATATGCTTTTGCATACGGTAAACTGCAAGATGTGCTTGACGCTATTACGTCCGGATTGTCTAACTAAAAAGGGAGGCTTCGGCCTCTCTTTAAATATCAGTCAAGATGAAAAAAAGAATTATAATGCAGGGTGACGCTAAAATTGTAGACATTATAGTAAAAGAGAACAAAATCCGTGTGGCTCGTGGTGATGTAAAATTTATCGAATTTGCAGAAAATGAGAAAGAAGCAAATTTCGATGATGAAGAAGAAATGCCCGGGTCAGGTAGAAGAAGAAAAAATAAAAAAGAACCAAACGAATACTAATGGGTTTTCTTGAAACTACATATTTCCAGGGAGAACTCCTTATTCCAAACCTTAATGCTTTTGCAGGATCTTCTGCTGTAAATAACGTTATGGCAGCACAGCAAAAGCTGTTGGATATATTTATTTCTAAGTACGAAAAGAAATTTCTTACGGAACTCTTAGGGCGTGACCTGTACGAAAAGCTTGTAGAGGAAACATGTAACACAGCAAACATATTGCCGCAGTGGGAAACGTTAAAAAACAAATTATTTAACGAAAATGAGTGGATTTCTCCGGCAGCAAATTATGTCTATTACTGGTATATGTTAAATAGTGCGTCCAGTACTTCGGGAGTAGGCGAAGTAAGAACGTTAGCAAATAATGCTGAACTAGCCTCTCCGCTTCCAAAAATAATAAGGGCATGGAACGAAATGGTAGGTATGAATAAGGAATTTGAAGAATGGATAATATGTAACAATTTCTACGGTTATAAACATACCGATTCTGATTTATTCTACAAATTAAATGTATTCGGGATATGATTGTAGTAGAAGATATAATCGGGGAAGTAATTAAAAAGGCATTCAAAGAAACCTCTATAAAACCTTTTTATCACTACGGCACAATCCGGGAAATTGTTGGTACACTTAATCAGCTTAATAATGCCGGTATAAAAAAATATCCGATTATTGCATTAATAGAGCCTTTCCAGTCAGACATAACGAACGAAGGATTAACTGCAAGCCTGCGTTTACTATTTGCGACATTTACAGAAAGAACATTAAAAGCCCCTGAAAGAATGGAAGAAAATTATAAAAAAATCCTATTCCCGATGTACAAAGCTTTTATGCCTGAATTTAAAAGGGTTTCGCGTTCTTCTAACGTAAATCATACCCTTATCAACCACTTCGAAATGGGTAGGGAGTCGCTTACCGGGTATGAGGGAACAATCTTAAACGATCACGTCGATGTCCTAGAAATAAAAGACCTGAATACATATTTTAGAGGAAAAGATATTTGTAAATTAAAAACTTAAAAAAATGATTGAAGCAAACAAACCGCGCTGCGGTAATAAAAAAGGAAATTCGGGCATTCCCTCCTGCGATTTTAACCCGGGAAGGATAACAGGATCCATACTTATCCGGAAGGGGCAGGAGTTGTCTGGGGAAGAGTTGGAAGATGTTATTGATACGTTAAAAAAACGGGCACAAGGCGATGTTAAAAAACGTGTCTATCCTGTTTTTCATTTCGGTACTATTACAGACAATAGCACAGAACCAACCAGCGAAAATTTAGGCGTGGGATATGACAGATTCCTAAACGAAGGTACGTATAATTTTACCTTTATCTTGGCAAATGGTAAACTCTGTTATGCAAAACAACTAAGAAACTTCAACGGGGATGCGTATGATGCATTTTTGGTACTTGATAACGGACTATTTGGTGTGAAAACGAGAGACGGTAATGTCCGGGGCTTTACCATGAGCCAGTTTTATTTGTCTAAATTTACCGTTGCAACAGACACCACGTCGGCTCGTTTTAATGTAAATATGGTATTCCCCAAACCGGAGGAATTTAACGACGATCCTTTCTATATCGACACAGAACAAGACATTTCGTACGAAGTAAAAGGTATTCTAGATTACGAAATTGTCCAGAAAACCGCCTCTGCGGAAAAAGTAACCGTTGATATTGTCGGTAAATGTGATAAAGCCTCTATCCTTGAAATGTACGGAAATGAACTGGCAGACGAAAATTTGTGGAACGGCGCAACTGCGGTGGTACTGGAAAATGGGTTGTTATCCTTTACCGGAGAATATTCCAATGGAGCTGTTATTTCATGCGTTGACGTGGAAAAATTAGCTGAAAAAGGTATCGGGGGATTCCCGGAATATGGCGTTGAAATATCGCCTTTAACCGTTAAAATTACAGAATAATGGATAGTATTAAAATAAACGGCGGTAGCTTTTCTAAGGCTGCCGTCCTCTCCTTTTCTTCGGAAGAGGAATTTGTACAGCATTACAATGCGTTATTTCCGAACTGGTTAAAAGAAAATAAAAGGAAGGAAACTCTTAAAGAAGTGTGGAAAATAGCGCACGATTTGGATAAAGCAAAAAATGACACCCCTAGATCTCCTCGGAAGACTACAGAATATTAATGTAGACCGGGCCGCGAAAATGACTCTCGGCGAAACGAGAGAAATATTTCTGGACCTGAACCGGGAACAACTTATGTCAGGCATCAGGGCTGACAAAAGTAAAATTACCCCGGAATACGCCCATTTTACTAGGCAGAAAAAGCAGGAACAAGGCCGGGATCCGGATGTCGTTACTCTATATGATACAGGGGATTTTTATCGGGCAATGTTTTTGGATGTCGGAAGCGATTTACTGGAAGTGGATAGTACAGATTATAAGAGCGAAGAATTGCAGGAGAAATACGGGGAGAAAATATTCGGTCTTACAGACGATTCGAAAACAACTTATACCGATGAAATATTCCCTGTTTTTTTACAGAAAATCGAAGATATTTTAAACGGAAAATAATGGGCTGTCTATGCGAACGGAAAAAACAATTTTCCTACGACAATATTAAAAGACTTGCGCAACTTATGGCTAACAATGAAAAAAAGACGTATATTATTTACAAAAAAGAAAATAAGTCGGGCAATAATGAAAAAGTGTTCGATTTTGTTGAATATGATCCGCATTCCCCTTTTCTGCTACAAGCGACTGAATTTGTACTCCCGGTGTGATGAAATCCCCTTATCTAATTTTATCGATTGCCTGTGCGATAACAATTTAAACAGGCTTAAAAAAAACAAATACTTCCCTGTTATAAACCGGTGGAAACGGGAAGCATGGTCCATTCTTGGCGAAGAATATAGCCAGAAAACAGACGGAGATAAGTATAAAGCTACAATAAATATAACAAAAGACATATACCGGGATGTCTGCCGGCTTTTGGCTATCGATACGTGTATAAACAGGCTTGTAAATAAATATGATAAAGATGCAGCCGATATACTCCGGAATTTCGGCTATAAGTTAAGCTTTAATGCGGACGACAAAGAAAAATACCTTAATGAACTTGCGATTATAAAGAAAAAAGTAAAAATTATCGCTATCGGCCTTGAAAAAAACAGAGAAAAATACGAAAAGCTCTCGGATAAAAAAGCAATAACGGGTAACGAAAGGGATGAATTTATAAATACCCTTACCATTTTATCCAAACATCAGGGCTACCGGATTAATCCGGATTCCACTACCCTGTTGGAATACCTTAGAATCCTCGATAATTATAAGAAAGAAACCGAAAAAATACTTAAAAGCTATGGCAACAGAAAAAATAAGTGAAATATTTGACATCCAGGCTATTCAGAGACAAATTACCATCGTCGAAAATAACATTAAAAAGGTACTCTCTTTAATGGATGACGTTGCCAAAAAAGCTGTTGAAGCAGGCAAACAGGTTGGTGCGGCGGGGAATATGAAAGAGATGACGGAGGCAATAGAAGAGGTAAATAAGGTAAGGGAAGGATATAACAAAACAACGAGCGAATTAAGTAAATTAGAGGCACAGGAAGCACAATTAAAAGTAAAATTAGGGGAAGCCTATTTACGTCAGTATGAAAAAATAGAAAGAGTCCGTCAGCAAGTGGCGGAAGAAACAAGAACTATACGGGAAAATATTAAAGCCGAACGGGAAGCCGCAAATGCAAACGAATATACGGCAGAAAGTATAGAAGCTCTTATACAAAAATATAATAAACAAAGAAAATCTAAAGCAGATTTAACAAAGGCAAATAAAGAATTCCGGAAAGTAGCCAATAACCTTGATATCGATAAGGAAAAAGATTTAATTGAACGACTTAATCAGGTTATCGATGAAAATACCGAGCTTATAAAAGACAATTCAGATTCTCTTTCTAAACAGAAAATGAATGTGGGAAACTATCAGGAAAGTGTGGAAGGTGCTTTAAAATCTCAAATTCCTTTTCTTGATACATTAAGAAAAATACCAACCGGAGCGGGAGCGGCTAGGGCTGCACTAAAAGGGATGGGAGCCGCTGTAAAAGGAGTCGGAAAAGAATTGCTTATCCTCCTAGCTAATCCGATTGTTCTTACATTTACGGCAATCACAGCCGCTATTGTTGCACTCCGGGCAGCATCCAAGGAAATGAATGATACTATTAAGCAGAGCGAAGAGCTTACGGCAAAATATAACGAAGCTTCTGCCGTAGAAATGGTCTTCGATGACGAAAAGAAAAGACAAAAAGAAGAGCTTGCTGAAACTTATATAAAGGTAAAAAGAGCTGTTATGGAAGCAGCAGCAAGTTTTATAGATTTTGTACGTGGAAATGATGAATATTCTAAAAAAGTAAAAGAACATGCGTATGTAATAAGGGAACGTCAAAGGTTGATAGAAGAAGAAAGAAAAGTAAATGAAAAAAATGCTGAACGAGAAAATCAAATTGCAGATCTTAGGGGAAAAGCAGTTGAAAAAAACAAATATAACGAATCTGAACGGCTAGGATTTTTACAAAAAGCAAAAAATTTAGAATTAGCAATTTCTAAAGATAGAGAAAAGATTGCACAAAAAGATTTAGACCTCTTAAAAATAGAATCGAGCTGGACAAAAAATTCAACAGAATTTAATGAAAAATTAAGTCAAGCACAAGTAAAAGTTACTAATGCGCAAACAGAATATGCTAGAGCAACCCTTAGAATTAATGCTCAAATAACATCAGCAGAAAACGAGATACTAGAAGAACAAAAAAATAACACTAAAGCACGCATACAAATAATTAATCTGGAAATACAAAAACGTATTGAGGCAAATCAGCTTATTATAAACGACTCAAAGAAAACTTATAAAGAGAGATTTAAAGCCCAGGATGAATTTGAAAAACTATCTATTTCTTCCCTTGAAAGGCAGAGAGATGCTGAATTAGCCAATCAAAAGTTGAGCGAAGATCAGAGAGCATACATTGTAAAGAAATACGAAAAAGAAATACAGGATTTAAAAAAGCAAGTTGCTAAAGAACGCATCGATCTGGAAAATAATCAAAAAAACGCTATTATTGATCTGGAAAACGCAAGGCTTAAAATTTCAATCGATGCAAACAAAAGAATATACGGAGATCAGAAAAAAACTTTACAGGAACGTCTTGAGGCGCAGGATGAATTCGAAAATGAGACAATTAGGATGATTATAAATGAAGGAAAAAAAGCGGTTGAGGGTCTCGATTCGTCAAGTGAAGAGTTTAAAAAAATTAATATAGAAGTTCAAAATAATATTACAGCGGCACAAGAACAAGGGGCAAAAGATCGGGAGCAAATAATGAAAAATGAAGTAGATAAACGAACAAAAGGTTTTGGAGATATCGCTTCCTCGATGGAACTTTCTACGCTTAAAGAGCAGCAGGATTTGGCAAAAATTTACGAAAAAGGACTAATTTCAAGAGAAGATTATGAGAAAGGAAGTTTAAATATAGCAAAGAAATATGAAAATCAGGTTTTGCAAATGCAAAAAGCTAGCATCGAGGGAATGATTGATTCTCTTAACCTGCCTGATGATGTAAAAAAAGGATTGCTCAAACAACTCGAAGATGTAAACAAAAAAATTACACAAAATTCAATAGAGATGTCAGAGAACACACGGAAGGCATGGGATGAAAATTTAGGTAAAATAGCTGAACGTCTTTCTACGTTCGGTGACGCCGCAGGTCAACTTTCCAGTGTCCTTAGTTCTTTTTTTCAGAATCGGATTGACCAGATTGACATAGAAATCGAAAAAATAGATGAAGAAAAAGAAGCACAATTGGATGCTTTAGATGAAATAGAAATAAGTGAAGATGAAAGAGAAGAGAGAAAAGAAGCTATTGAAAAGAAAGCAGAGAAACAAAGGAAATTACTAGAAAAGAAAAAAAGAGATGAACAAAGGAAGCAAGCAATTATAGATAGGACAAACGCTCTGATACAAATAGCCGTAGACACGGCCGTTGGTATGATACATCTTTGGCGGGATCCGGGTGGCCCTATCGGATACGCGTTAATGTCTGTATTAGGAGCTCTTAGTGCGGCGAAAACGCTTGCGGTTGCCAATCAGCCTTTACCTAAATATGCAAAAGGTACAGAAGACCATCCGGGTGGCCCAGCTATTGTGGGCGACGGAGGAAAAAAAGAACTTGTAATAACCCCACGAGGCGAATATTTTATAACTCCTGCTATGCCCACGTTAATAGACATTCCAGCTCATTCTGAAATTTTACCGGATTTTTCTAAGGCAATAGCTTCCTTGGCTACCGCACCGCGCTTAGAAACAGATATAAATAGTTTTTATAATTATACAAGGTTGGAAAATAAAATTGAAGAACTAGGCGACAGGCTAGAACGTTCTTTAGAAAAAAACCGCTCAAATTTCAGTGTTAGCCTCGATAAAAATGGTGTGTGGAAGGCATACGACGAACACAAAGGAAATACGACATATATAAACGAAAGGCTAAATTTGCGTAGATAGTATTTTTATTTTGTTTAATAAATGTATATTTGCATTAAACATTAAAATTATTTGTTATGAAAATATCTCTCTTATTATTAATTGCCCTAATGGCCTTTTCATGTTCTCCAGAAAGTAAGGCTAAATCTATTATTGAGAAGGGCCTAAAAAAAACAATGAATGATTGGAAAAGCTATGAATTTGTAGAAATGTCACCGATGAAAGAATATTATACAACTTTTATTGGAACGCAAGAAGAACAGGAGTTATACGAAAAGAAATTTAATGTTAAAAAGAGATTAGGTCTATTAGAGGTATACGTAAAATATCCGGATCTGTATACTAAACAAAGATATAAAGAAATAGTTGATAGTATTCCTATTTGCAGACAAAATTTAGAAAATGCAGAAAAAGAATATAAAAACAAGGAAAAAAAATTTAAGGGTAAACTTCTTGGATATTATACGAAGTTTAAATTTAGAGGAAAAAATAAATTAGGAGGATTAGTAATGAATAGCTATGATATATATTTCGATAAAGATATTACTAAAATTGTAGATATAAAAGATTGCTCAAATTAATGCGTGACTAAACTAAATTCCCTATATAATACGACATATATAAATGAGAGGCTAAATTTGCGTAGATGGTATTTTTATTTTGTTTAATAAATATATATTTGTATTAAACATTAAAATTATTTGCTATGAAAACAGTTTGTATGTTATTAATTTTGTCTGTTGCATTTTCCTGCTCTCCTCCTACTTTAGAAAGTAAAGCCAAAACGCTTATTGAAGAAGAATTAAAAAATAAGATGAATGATTGGAAAAGCTATGAATTTGTAGAAATGACTCGCGTATTTGAAAAATATACAGATTTCAGGGATACAGAAAAAGCCAAAGAATTATCTGATAAAAAATTTTTCATCGAACGCAATATCTCAAGTTTAGAGATAGATAAAAAATACCTTACAAATACCTCTCCGAAAAGATATCAGAAAATTATTGATAGCCTTTCTTTTTATAAACAAATGAAACAAGATTTGGAAAATAAATATGAAATTGAAGAAAAAAACTTTACAAAAGAACATATTGGATATTTCACTAGATTTAAATTTAGAGGAAAAAATAAATTTGGTGGAATAGTTCTGAATGAATATGTTTTCTCTTTCGATAAAGACTTTACAAAAATTGTTGATATGATAAACACAAATATACTGAACTAAATTCCCTATATTTTACCCTACTATCCCGGTTATAAGCCGGGATAGTTTATCATTCGATATCATTTTCCATTGATTTAGGTAAAGAAAATATAGTCATTGACATATTTTCACTTGAATTATTATCAATCCATACGTCATCCCACATCCTTGAAAACAGATTTTTATCAATATACGTATAATCTAAAGGCTGTATTTCACCATAACCGTTACTATCTACTCCAAATTTATCACTACAAAATTTAATGAATTCTTTCAATTCTTTGGTAAGTGTATTATTTACACCTTCAAAGACTATATTGTATTCATTTTCTCCTGTCTCTATAATTTCAATTCCACCGAATAAACCTAGTTCTATCTCTTTTAAATATAATCTATAGTGTTTAACTTCACTTCCACAGACATTTATTTCAGTATGTAAATAAACCGGATCGTATTTAAAGATATTATTTATATCTATTTTAAAAAAGTCCGATATGTCATTTTTTGATAACTTATCCGGATTAGATTTACCTTTAAACAAATCAAATACTCCCATATTATTAATTTAAATCATTATTATTTAATAAACCAATACAATAATATAAAAAATATTGATAAATATAAACTTTCATACACCTTTATTTAAAAAGCATAAAAAATTCATATTATATTAATTGTACTATATAGAATTGGAACTCTATAAAATAGAATTATTCTAAATTAGTACAATTTAAAGTAGATTATGATTTTCCAATAACATATTAAACAAATACACTGTATATTTGTGACATTAATAATACTGTTATGTCACAACTAATATTTCAAGGGGAATTAAAGCACAATAACGATAAGATCAATATCGTATTGCAAATATTACTGTTTGAGGAAGACGGTATTCATATTGCATATTCTCCAGCGTTGGATGTATCAGCCTGTGGCAATACGGAAGAAGAAGCAAAAGAAGAGTTCGGATCTGTATTAAGCGATCATCTTACATATTGCCTTAATAAAAAAACTATTTTTGAAGATTTACGCGCTCATGGATGGACCATCAAGAGCAAAAAAAGAATCAAATCTCCTACGGATGAAAAACTACTTCAGCTAAACGATACTTACAGGGATATAAAAGAAAATAAGCAATATAAAACTATCGAAAGGGAAATTATTATTCCTGCGGTATAATCTAATTATGTGCGTATGTCTACTCATAGATTATCTAATGTTTCGTTAGATGATTATCGGGAATTTTTGAAAAAAGTAGGATGTAAAAATATTGATACGGAAGGGGGACATGAAAAGTGGAGCAGAAAAGATTTATTACGACCTATTATTGTGCAAACGCACATTGATCCGGTTCCTGAATTTATAATAAAAAATGCTTTGAGAAATTTAGGGTTGACAAAAAAAGATTTTTTCAACATACTATTTGATTGTTAATATAAACCGGAGAGCCTAAGCCCTCCGGTTTCTTTTAATTAATCGGCATCGCAAAAACTTCCTTCAATATTTCTTCCGGGTAAGTCTTTACCTTTCCAAAACGGGGATCAGGTATTTCTTCCGGTTTAACGCCTCTTTGTTTACATAGGTTTGTTGCTTTCCTTCCTAGGCTACATGCCATTTTTAAACCGCATTGTATACCCTGCAATGTTGCATATCCAACTATGGTAAAAAAATTGGATCGGATCGCCTGCTTCGCCTCTATAATCTTTACTCTGTTCTCTACTTGAGCAATTCTCTTTTCTTGCGCCTGTAAAATCTGGACTGACTGGGCAAGGATATCAAGTTGGGACAGCGGTTTGGTTGCACGTTTTTCTACCTCGATAAAATAGTTTCTTATTTGCTCTCCGGTTTCGGTACGCGCCATCATTGCAAGACGTTTAGCAAAATCTATAGAGAGGGCGAAGTCTAAAGTTCTCCCACTTAGTGGGAGTTGGGCAAAATCTTCATTTTCAACAGCAAAAGCATTACTCGTGATATTCTTTTTATACCAACTCGCCCAATGTTGGGAGGCAAAACCTAATTTTTCGTACAATTCCCTTGCAGAAACAGCTTGCTTGCCGTTATTCTCTACTATTTTAATCAGTTCATTCATTGTCCCCTCCTTTCTGAAATTCTCCGAAAATTTGATTGATACGCAGAATAAGGAAACGAACCTTTGAATAAAACCGAACAGTGTCATATAAAGCAATGTTGCGTAAGTATTCATCTTTGAAATTTTCCACAAAATTAAATACGCTCTCAAGGGTTTCTTCGCCTTTTAAGTCTTCGGTAATCGCAATTAAATCTTCGTAGTCCCAACGTTTGACTTCGATTGTTTCAGCTACGGGCGTAGCGGGGTGATTAATGTTTGTCATAATTTTTTTTGAGCTTTTCAGGTAGAAAAAAACGGCGTACCTGACCCGTTGCTCAATCACCTTATGACAAGGGAGATTATATACATCATTATAATGTATATACGGGGGTATACACCGTTAGTTATATTTTCCTTTTCAAACAACAATATAAAAGAATGGAAAATACCAAAATCCAATAAGGCATAAAAAAACCGCCATCGGCGGATACACTTCTCCGTCCTTGTCTATTAATGTAATTGAGCACAACAAACATACAAATCATTTTTTACATGAACAAGAAAAGTAAATAAAAAATAGCTACCTCTCTTTGGAGGTAACTATTTTTCACACCTTTTCTGTATTAAGATTAAACAAATATGATCCCTACTTTCTTTAATAATTCCGGAAACTTATCCGCATAATAAAGGGGTTGGGTTTCTTTCGGATTATTGGGGTTAACCTGATTTTCTCCATACTCATTCGCCTTTTCTGTCAGCGATTTGAATCGTTTGATTCCTTTCCTTGAAGGTCTCTCAAGCTCTGTCATATAGCCGGCTTCAATCATTTTTTTATTGAATTCACGGGCATTTATATTTACTCCGCTCTGCTGTAACAACGTAGTAGGAGAAAGAAGTTGACCTTTAGAAGAGGTGTAATCTGGAGTTGGCAAACCTAAGGGTTCTCCGACCTGTTTTAGCATCAATAATGTGGAAGATTCATTTAAGTTAAGGATTTCCCGTACCCCTTTTACCCATTCAAGAGAAGTTTTAATTCTTGTCGGGGTAGGCGTCAAGTGATTTTTTGTGGTTGTCTTTTGATTAATATAATATCCGTTTTTTCGGATAGAAGGAAGTATTTCCGATGTGATCCATTTACGAAAGGGTTTTGCTTCTTCCTTATTACTTCTTATGATTAAAGAATATAGACCGCTTTCATTAATAAAGGTCATCTCTCCACCCCGCTGTAACGAAATGTTACACCGTTCTTCTGCGTCGGTATGATCAGCTATTGCCTTTCTTGAATTTGAATACCCTAACGCATTACATACATCCATTGCTGCGAACATAGGTTCACCTGATTCATTTACAACAGTTCTAATTTCTCCGAATTGCTCGTTTTTGAAAATCTGAATTTTATTCATACTTTTGAATAGTTTTTGCAAAGGCTGGGACGGCCAAATCACAAGCCTATGCGGTAAAAGAGAAGGGCAAAGGAAAAAGTTACTAATGTAGGAGCCGTAACTAAATCCAATGCCCTTTTTAATATCTTACTTCGGAGGCTCCTACTCGACCGATTTGTTTCTAGGACAAATTTAAATAATGTATAATTAATATACAAATCACTTTTTAAGTCTAACCTATTGTATACTATACATTTGTATAGTGTAATTGTACGTTCGTTAAGTAGATTGTATAAAAATGATTTTGGATAACGCTTTTTATAAATATATTTAACAAAATTTAATCTTCTTTCGCATTACATTATTTAATTTGCGCCTGTTATCATCTGGCTTTAAGTTCTCTCAATTTCCCTTCTCTCATTTCAAAGTCAGGAAAATTTGATAATAACTTTTCTGAAATCTGCCTCTGCTCTTTTACGGCTCGCAGCACTTCGTTAACATTTGTGTTATTTCTACTTATCTCGGAAATAGTCTTAGACTGTTGTTCTATAATCTGTAAATGTGTTTGCATTACGTCTGTCAGCATATTTAAAACTTCTTTGAAATCGCTCATGGTCATTTTCTTTTAATAGACGGTTATTAGATTTTCTACTTTAAAACTCCGGAAACCACCTGTTTCAATATCGAAATAAGACATTGTTTTAAAATTGGGTTTCCCAGTTCCTTTTACTAGCCTCTGAACATCTTTTAATGTCCCTTTAGCTTTTCTTAATGTGCCGTCTGTCTTCTCATAAGCAAAATATACAATCCCTTTTCTAAGAGCCTTAGACAAGCGATATAGGGCCCATGCTTTTACTAAGCATACAGAGAAACACTTTCCAGTCTCTCTTAGTATTTCGTAAGCCCAGCGAAATACTTGTGTTCTAAAATTTTTCTTCATGTCATGTAACTTTAAAATCTGTAACTATTATAATCGTAAGCACCGTTAAAACCGTGTGCCTGGTAACTGTCTTCATATTCCAACTCTCTTTCAACAGCCTCTTCGTAATCTTCCCACAACTGTATAGTTGCTTCTTCAACCGTATCAAACCCATACATATTTTTAACATCTTCGTCATTTAGGTACTCCAAACCGTTAATTATTTCTTTTAGTTCAGAAGAGGTGTATATTAAAAATTGTGAGTTCATGGTATATGTTTTTTTAAACTGTCAGTTTTAATTATGACACAAATATAATTATTAGTTTAATAAAATGATTGTTTTTACAGTTAATAAAAGTTAAAATATTAAACTATCAGTTTTGAAACATTTATTTATTATATTTGCAGTTGTATTTTATCTATCAACAGAACATATTATGACTAAACTAAGAGTTAAAGAAATATTAAGGGAAAAAAACATTAAAGCGAAAGCATTGGCAGAAGCTCTGTGTATGACAGAAGTTGGACTTTCTAAAGCAATAAGCGATAACGGTAATCCTCCTTTAAAACGTCTACAAGAAATTGCTGACTTTTTGAATGTTGAAATATGGGAATTATTCACAGAAATTCGTGATAAAACAAATTTTATGGCAATTGTAAAAGATAAGAACTTTTATTATAGTGCTACCACCCTAAAAGAACTAGAGGAAATAGTCGAAAAGATAAAAGCCAATAAAGACGATAATAAATAATATAAAATGTAGTAAAAAAACGACTAATTATTTTGGATGTATTCGTTTTTTTACTATATTTGTATTGTAATTAGTTCTTTAAAGTTATGAGTTACAAAACAGTAAAAGAAGTTGTAACGATGCTAAGTAAATGCAATTTCAAATTTGTAAGACAAACCGGAAGCCACATGGTTTTTACCAACGGCAAAAAGGTGGTAGTTGTTCCGAATCATAGAAATGGCATTGAAAAAGGTACTTATTACAGCATTTTAAAACAGGCGGGGTTGAAATAACCCTGCCTTTAATAATAAAAAAATGAGAACGTTAAATGTTATAATTGAACATGCCGGCACTAATTTAAGTGCCTACATTGAGGATGTTCCGGTAATTACTACCGGAGATACAATAAACGAAATTAAAAAAAATATTACCGAAGCTATCGGCATTTATTTAGATTCTTGCAAGGATTTGAATGTAAAGCCGGTAAAATTATTAGACGGTGACTACGAATTAAAATTCATTCTGGATGCCCCGACTTTTATAAATTACTACAGTAATATATTTACTAAAGCAGCACTAAGTCGTATAACTGGTATAAACGAAAGACAACTTTGGCATTATGCTGCCGGGAAGCACAAACCACGGGCAAAACAGTTAGAGAAGTTTCAGGAAGGTATTTCTGAACTAACAAAAGAATTACAAGCAATTTCTTTCTTATAAAAAAGAACTAATTACATGCTTGTTGCCGTCGGATTTATTTCCGGCGGCTTTTTTTGTCTTTAAAACTATTACGCTTTTATATTTTAAGCAAAGTGTAATGGCATGAACGTATTCCCCGAAAAATTTAGGTTTTATTTCGAAAAAGAAGGTGTAAAGACACAATTAAAACATGCCCCGGAAGAATGGGACACAAATGTTTTAAAGTGGAGCCGGGATAAAGATACAGAAGGCATTTTAACGGAGTACGCTGATAAATTTACATTCGTACTGGAAGATGCGGACTATTTAAGGGATTGTTTTAAAAAAAGCAAAGTATTTGCAAAGGTAAAATTATCTGTCTACGAATTAAATAGCAACAATTTTGAATACTTTCTATATTATATCGGCGACCTGGATTTCTACTCTTATACTGATGATAACTACAAAATACAATTATCCGCTTTAGATATCGGCTTCAAAACGGCTTTCGATGCGAATTTTGATACTGAATACGAAATTTCTGTCCCGGGAGACACGGATAAAGTACTCTATAACCGGTTGCAGTTGCTTAATATTATAAAAGGGGAAGCACTTTATAGCGAAAGATTGCCACCCCGATCCGGCTTATATGGTATGGATATGCTGACAGACGATGAAATTTCCAATCCTGTTTTTGATTTAAATTATACGAGCGCAGGAAGAAATATTGACGACGATAGTTGGTTTTTGCAAGCAAAAAAAACGGCTTCTGTAACACTTAAATTAAAGTACGATTTTAAAATAACTTTCAATACTGCGTATGGCAGCGCGAACATTGATATTTTATTTACAATTAAAAATAAAGAAAACTCTTCCGTAGATCACATTGCGAATTTTAACGTAGATAACGCTAACAATAAATTTGAGGGGACTTTTGAGAAAAAATTCGACGTAAAAAACGGAGATAAATTATTCCTTACTTTTAATAGTAATACTACAGCCGCAGAACTTCTTACAAAAGCAATTGTAGATTCTAAAATTACATTCGACATAAACTATATTTCTATTGGAAAGGATAAAATAATTCCAGGAGTTCGCCCGGCTTATTTGTTAAAAGAATTAATTAGCAAAGCGACTGACGGGAAGTATAATAATATCGATTCCTTTTTCCTAGAATCGCCCTTAAATCTTGCTTCCAACCTTCTTATTTCGTCCGGAAATCTTATAAGAGGAATTAAGGATGCAAAAATAACCACCTCACTGAAGGATTTTTTTAAAGCTATACGCGTCCTGACCGGAGCCGTCTACTGGTTCGATACATCCGGAAATGAGGAAAAACTAATTATACGGCATGTTGAAGATGCTTTTGCGGGATCTGAAATTACACGAACAGATGAAATATCTGACTACAAACAAAGTATTTACAGTAATTATATTTATAACCAGTTACAAGTAGGATATAAAGATAATACTTACGACGAAATAAACGGAAAGTATGAATTTAATACAGAGTTAAGCTTTGCTATTACAACAGATGCCAAAGCTAAAAAACTAGAACTTATAAGTCCTTTTAGGGCGGACATGTATGGGATAGAATTCCTGATTCTGGATTACGAAACAGCTGATACAACAGACAGCGAAAATGACAATGACGTATTTGTATTTCACACCGGAGTTTTAAAAAATTCGTCGCAAAAAATTTACGAACTGGACAGAACATTAAAAGACAATAAGAGCCTTGCAGGTAACACAGCTTTTAATCTTAGCCTATCCCCTAAACATTGCTTGTTAAGACAGATAAAATACATTGCAAGTGTGTTCCAGTTTTCGGGAAGCAACTTAAATTTTGCTTCTTCTGAAAAAGATTACAACATGCTAGCTTCGGACGGTGTAGATGAACATGCAGATATAAATCTTAACGATTACAATAAATTGTTTAATCCGGTACAATACGAGTTTGAGACAAAGACAGGGAGCAATATGTCTGAACTTGTACGAAAGAATCCGAATGGATATATAATAGTTAAAAACAATGGGAAAACAATAAAAGGATATATTATTTCAGTAAGCGAAAATCCCGGGCGGGAAAAATCGCAAAAATGGCAAATTATTGAAAAAACAGACGAATAAAAAAATTACATATCTATATTTTAAAACAAAAAAACGATGGTTATCTCATTCCCGCGACTTAATCCAGTTACATTTAAAAAGGAGATTAGTTCTCCGTACGAAAAGTGTACGGAAAAATTTATACAGGAATTTGATGTAGAAGACTATATCGTTTTTCAGCTTTCTTATGATAACGATTTTCTTACTAACGAAATAAAAGCATATGTAGTTGACTGTGGCGGGGAAATAATTTTAGAGGTTGGGAAAACTACAGTTATAATTAATTCGCTTATGCGGCAGGATGTATTCAGGATTCCCTGTTCGGTAATAAAAGAAGGTATTTATAACATTCTTATCGAATCCCCTGCCAAATTCCGTTATTATTCAAACACATTTTACATACACGATGCAAATGAATCCTTATTAATTCAATACGGTTGTAAAGACAACAAATTCGATTGTTTATTTAAGACCATAAACGGAGCTGAATATTTCTATTTAAGAATCGCGGGAGGTGTAAAAACACAAGGATATAGTTTCAAGTCTGATGATGTAGAATTTATCGATCAAGATAGGAAAATAACTCTTATAGATAGTATTCCTTACACTATTCGTAAATATACATTTGGCGAAAGCATAGGGATGCCGATATGGCTTGCAGATAAATTAAACCGGATTTTTTCGTGCGATGATGTTAAGATAAATGGGGTTAAAGTAGTAAAAAGTAGCGGAGCGGCTTTAGAACTGTCTAGTCAGGAAAACTATAAATACGTTGGTGCAACAATCGATTTATTGCACGCCGATGAAGGATATAGCGAAAAGCCAGATACTATATCGGGAATACATGTGGAAGAATTTACAGAAATATTTAATTAAAATGACATTAGAAGAACTGAAAAACGAAGCATTAAAAATAAAAGGAGCTTTTATTAGAGATTCTGTTACAAACGAAGCAGAAGGGGACTTATTTATAGGGATCATTGAACATTTAGCCAACATAGTACAGACATCCGGAACAGATAACTGGTTTTACATGGACAAAAATAACATTGTACACTGCCGGTTTGATTTTTTGGGAGACTACGGCGTAGGAGCCATCGGCGACGGTTCGGCAGGAGAAGAATCAGCCCCAGTTTTAGCAAATAATATTCGCGTGGGCGCCTGGAATATTAAGGAGGAAAACGGCGAATTGATTATTACGAAAAACGGAGTGGCGAAAGCAAAAATTAACGACAACGGAGTAACAAATATTTAATCTTTCCCTGATGTCTAAGGTATCTGTAAAAGAAATAAAAGAAATTTTAGGTGTCAGCGTAAATTCTATTGCAGAATTATGCCGGAATGAGCGTGTTAATATGTTCAGCCGGCATAAACCTGTTATATATCCTAAAATCCCAAAGGGAGAGGAATATTTTAAAAGTATACACAATAATTTCGGAATCGTTGTTCCGGAACGCGGTATTAATGTTACAGAACATGGATGGGTTTATGAAAGACCTTCCGGAGGGATTAATTCGCCATACCGCATTAACGATTTTAGGGGTTATAATCATAATGCAGAGCCTGTTTTAAAACGGCTTGAAACGGAGTATACTGTAGAGATTGTTAGGGATCCGGTTTTACATGTAAATTTTACTGCTAACGGCGAAATTTCGGTCAGTGAGATATTACTTAATTACATTGCCGAAAATGATGAAGCGTTAATAAATAATCTTGGGGGATTGTATATCGTTGCCGATATTGTACAGAATGGCAAAATAATAGATGTAATTAAAACAAACAACACTATCGGGGCCGGAGGATTAAATTTAACATACGATTGTTCGCATTTAAAAGACGGGCTTTATTACCTATCTTTTTATTTATCTACTCCTAACGGATCGCATACATTTAATATTTACACAGATGACATTATGCCCAATCCGGCCCGTCTGCGAGTAATAACTCCTTTTGGCGCCAATGATTTTAAATTCGATGTTTTGGGAGTAGCAGACGGAGAAAAAAACTTTAAAAATATAAATGAAAGAATATCGGTTTATTTTAACACAGAAGATACTTCTTCTTTAAAAAGCGGGCTATATCTTATTGCAGATATACACAATAACAGTACTTCTATCTTACCGATAAAATGGCAAAATTTTTCTTTGCAAATGCAGCCTGATTTTTATCCGGGAGGCATAACCGATATTGCACTTTATAACGGTAAGGTAAACGGACAAATTTTCGAAAATGAAAATATAGCAAAAACAGATTACGGTATTGAAATTCCTGCTGGATTAACTGCACGGGTTGGAATTTTTCTAACACGGACAATTTCAGAATGGGAAGCTATTATTTCTGGAAATTATAATATAACAACAGATATAATTTACAACAATAATCTGTTGTGGAGCGGAATAATATTAATAAAAGGAATAACAGCAGGTTTTGACATAACAGACGATTTAAAAGAAGTAAGTAAATTAATTTCCGGGATACAGGCAGATGTAAGTGACCTACAGGGTGAAATTAAAATAGTACAGGAAAATACTTACACAAAAACAGAGGCTAATTCCAAATTTGAAGTAAAAGGACAACTTGAAGGCGAATGGATAGAAGGTAAGGAATATAAGAGAAATAACCGGGTTCAGTACAGAGGTTGTATGTATTTATGTGTTGTAGACAGTACTTTCAGCAAACCGGGCTATTATAGCGAGGACTGGATTTTAGAACAAGGCAACCCAGATTTTGTTATGGAAATCCAATCTTTAAACGGAGATGTTTTTATCGGTAATAACATAGATACTGACCTCGTAGCCGAAGTACAAATTTATAATCAAGATATAACTTCCAACATCCCGGCGGCACAATGGACATGGACGCGTTCCAGTTCTTACAAGGAATCGGACATAATCTGGAACGCTGCACACGTAGGAACAGGCAATTCTGTACACATTACCATTAAGGACCTTCCGGGCATCGGGCAAAGAGTAATAACATTTACCTGTACCGCTTTTGTAGATAACAATAATAAAGTTACACAGAAAATATTAATATGAAATGAAAAGATTACGAGTATATTTAGACCCACTTTCCGTAACGTCTTCGCTTATTCCAGCTCCTGGTTCTGCAAAGATACAATACTACGATGCTGATTTGCAAGAATATTCGCCTGATTTCCGCCTTGTCCCTTTTGTTTTTGGGCTAAAAGCATCTGTTACGGCTGACGGAACTATTTGGGAAGTAACGAATTTTATCGATACGGTAGTCGAAGAAGAAATAGCCGGGACATGGACAAAGAAAAACAGTACTTCTACTTTTGTTATAAACGTAGAAGCCGGTAGCGTTATGATGTATGAAAATACTAATCAGAGCACGAACCGCAAATTCAGGATGACCGCTAAGATTGCGGATCCGCGAAATCCTGCAAAATATGTAATAATAACAGAGCAATTTACCCTTATAAGCGAAATTTTAGCTACTTCTCCTTTCGTTATAAAAGAAAGCTATCCGGATGGACAGAGCGCACATGTCTTAAAAAAACTGGATAATTATAAGCTTCATGCTCCGCTTTACCGAGGAACAAAAGAATGGTTTTATACTTATTACAGGTGGTTTACCGATAAAGCCGGTAGTTGGGAGGAACTAACTGATTTAAATGCCGACGGTATTACAGGTCTTAATACGCCACTGTTAAATGTTCCGTTTTATAGTATTCCCCTTGAAGGGTTAAAAATGAAAGTAATTGCCGATCCGGTTCTGGACACCTCCGGCATTAATCTTATCAGTAAAAAAATGATATCTGAAGATTGGAATAATATTCACGCCGGGATATCTACAGAGGAAGAGGATGAAGACGGTAAGTATTTTAATGTAAATTATTCTGATTTGTATAGTTACGTAGTGGGACGTGATAAAGGCAATGATATTTTCTTCGGACGAATAAAATATAAAGCTAATCAGCAATATATTTTGTCTGTAAAATGGAAATTGGATAGCGAATTATCCCTTGCTGGTATGATATTTTATATTATTTATACAGATAATACGACTGTACAATTAACTCTTGCAAAAAATCAAACGACTCCGAAGTATGATAGGCTTATTACTTCAAAAAATAAAACAATACAAAAGATTAGAACAACGTACGGAGCCGGGGCATATGCAAAAATATACGATATACAGTTAATAGAATATGCCGGTATAGCAAACTTATGTAAAAATTCAGGGACATTAAAAAGTGGAACGAGTGCTGGTTTTCCCTTATCTAACGTTCTGGAAGTTGGTAAAACTTATCGATTTGCACTGGATTATAAATGCAAAAATAAAGCAAATGTCTATGTTTTAGATAATACAACAACTGATCGCTATGGTAGTATAAACCTTAATCCCTCTTCGGAATTTACACGGGCGTACTCAGATACTTTTACAATAAAAGAAGGTTTTAATTCTTCGTCCGCTATCTTATACATGTATGGTGGTGCAGCAAATGATAATTTTGTTGAGATTAAAAATGCTTTCCTTTGCGAAGGAGGAAAAATACCCGAAATCTGGTATCCGGCCGAGGGCGAATTTATTCCTGCTATTCCTGACGGAGCTCTAAAACCGGATATTTCAAGATACGCAATGACAACAACAATGGCGCTTACAAAGCTATATCCCAATCCGGTAAATAAAGAAATATCTATATCAGCAGACGGTAATTTACCATCGCTGGGTTCTCTATTTGCAGGAGAATGTACTTTAACAGGGAATGTCGGTCTAATCGAAAATCCACAGAATTTTTACTCTTGTATTTGGCGTAAAAGGCCCGTTTCGACCGGTTTGTGGTCGGAACTCGCGAAGGGATTTGGAATAATTAGTACGATGGAAGAAGAAATGGACGTAGATGTTGTGATCGAAAAGGGATTGCAGAATGCCAAGTACATGGCTTGTTTTAATGGTATAGATAATTATTTAAGAATGCTCACACCCGATTTCTTTACAAATACAACCCCTCTTTTTAGTAAAATATATAAACTAGATTTTATCGTATTTTCTGTGTCAAACAATTTGGACTATATAGTAGATTTCAGACATAATACAATGCATCGCGTTGCTATAACTATAAATAAAGATAGAAATCTTGCAATTTATACTACTTTAAATAAAAGATATCATATCGATAAACTTGAATTAAATAAAATGTATCAGCTTGTGGCTGAAACAAATGATACAGGCGAATTAATAAATGTTCTGCTAAACGGAAAGGTTATAACTTTTCAGGAAGCGGAATATCAATTTGCTGCTAGTTCAGCTAATGTTTTAACACTAGGGGCCAACTCTGCGAATCTACTGTTTAATGGTTCAATTTTATCTTTTGATCTGATTGATACAAGTTTAGAAGCAGATACAATTCTTCATTTCGATTTTCAACCGACCGACGGAAATAGGGATAATATGCTTAAAAATAAAAAGTTAAACGGTTTACTTAATACGCAACGTCCTTATGATTTTGAACCAATAAACATAGCAAACTTTGAAGACACTAATCCTGAAACCGGATTTTTCCGTCCTGCTCCGGCTAAAACAGGCTTATTAAACAAATAAAAAAATATGAAATACATTTTTACCCCTTATAATACAGCATTAGATGCCGGTATTATAAAAGAAGATACAACGAGAAGAACAAACAGCGATAAGACAAAAGTAATTCTCTCTGAAACGGATCTAGTTGACTATAGTCCTCTTATCGAAGTTACATTAACGGCAAGCGACAAGGAAGGAAACAATACAACCGTTACCGATAAACGTTTTGCAAAAACATTACAGGAGAAAGCAAAGGTTCTCGGCGCAATCGTAATGACAGCCGACGAAGCCAGATATGAAGTTAGAAAACCAGAATGGAATTTAGATAATTAAAAAAAATGGCACAAGAAAGAGTAAGCGGAGTATTACAATTAACCGTTACCCGCGACGGGGATGTATTAAGCGGAGTATTATTACATACAAACAGTCTGGAACAACAATACGATCCGGATTCTGGGGCCTATAATCCAGACTGGAGCGTAGATGCTAACCGTCCGGTTATATTTCCGAACGTGACATCTGCATTAAAGGGAGGAGTTATAACTGGAGTTGATAATTTTAAGAATGTAAATGTAATTTATAACGGAACTCAAATTGTTGCGAATGGATCTGTTGTTGAAGGTCAAACAAATAACTGGGAACTTATAACCTATAATAATGTGCCAGCCCTGAAACGGAAAGTAAATATCGGCGAGGATGCCGCTTTTAACCTTATTTTTAATGCTACTGTAAATAACGGCTCGCACGATAGCCAGATATCCCTCTCTACAAGCTTTTCCCGGACAACAATTTCCCGGACAACCTATGTTGTGCATTTAGAAGCCGATAATGGTGGAATTGTAGATGCGAATACTTCGCCGGTTACAAATTGTATTCTTACTCCTCGCGTTATGTTAGGAGCCGACGCGGTTACTTCCGGAATTTATTTGGAATATTTTCGGCTGGATGACGGCGAGTGGAAACCTTTCGGCACAGCAGGAAATACAAGTATTACCGTTACACCGGCGGACGTAGATGGAAGCGACTCTTTTAAAGTTGTTGTACGAAAAAGCAATGCTTCCGGTAGTATACTGGCTTCTGATACCAGAACGGTAATCGACAATTCGGATGCCTACCAGATGACGTTTGAAAATGCTTCTGGAGGGGCTGTACCTGTATTCGCTTTTAATACTCCGAGCCAGACTATTTTTCCGAAGGTAAAATTTGGTAATAACGATGTAACAAATCAATTTGATTTTACGGCAATTGACCTTTACAGTAGTAACGGAGATGTGTTAAAATCGGGGAATGTATCTGATAAAAATATCGTTGTTAGCTATGACGATATTAAAGAAGAAAATGGAGCCTTCATATCCGCAGACGCTAATAAGCTAGGTTAAATTAATGGAAAGAATAAGCGGAATATTACCTCTTCGTGTTGAACGGGGGACTCCGGTCCTCCGTCCACGGGGATTATATTCTCCGAGTGAAACTTACGTATATAACGAACAATTCCGGGATTATGTAACTATTCAGGAGGCCGTTATTATCGACGAAACAACAGCTTTATTAAAAGATTTCTATTTTTTAGTACGTAACAGATGGGATGCGATAAAAGGAGTACCTCCGGTCCCGGACGATGATAATCCAAATAGTCGTTGGGAACAAACGACTAAAATAGAATTTGGCGATACACAAATTGGCGGTGTAAACATTTTACTGGATACAAAAATAGGCTATTCTTTCGCCGAAACTGATTATCCTAACGGTTCTGATCTTACAACAGCAATTAATCCTGACGGTTTTCGGGAAGTCACTATTTCTACAAATAAAAATACTGCATATATTGGCGAAGATACTGTTTTAACAACAGCTTACCGATATGCAAAGCCCCGGTTTTCCTTTTTCCCGCAAACAGAAAAAGATTATGTTTTTAGTTTCGATTATAAGACGAATAATGCAGAATCTTTAATTCATATCGATTTAAGATCAAGCAGCAGCGATGCATTAAAATTTAGCACCGTTTTGCCAGATACTAAAGGTGTATGGAAACGGGGACATATTTTATGCAACTGGAAAATTACTACACAGAAATTTATTTTTGTGATGATACGGATGCTATCGGTAGAAGCAGGATATTATCTAAGCATCCGTAAAATGATGCTTGAAGAAGGTAATACTCTAACTAATTACAAAGAGGCAGAGGAAGATATAGATTCTCGCATTAAGATAGTAAGAGATGTAGCTACTGCTCTAGAAGCAAAGGTTGGCGATATTAGCCAGAACGTTTCAAAAGTAGAGGAATCGGTCGGAGAAGTACAGAATAGTGTTAGCATTGTTCAGGAAGATTATGCCAAAAAAACAAACACTATAAATAATAAAGAACTTGGCACAAATCCAATTCTAAATGGTGCAGACATTAAATTAACTGGTTATAATAAACCTGAAAACGGACTGCTATCTGCAACAGATATAATTAATTCGGCAATGTACAAATTAGATGCTGCACTGTCTTCTTTAAAAAAATTCGCTGAAAATTTGGTTGTTCACTACGATTACTATGACGATTTCAGAAACGCTTTGAATGCCGGAGAAATAGACATAAATAGCATTGTATTTATAAAAGAGAAGAGAATAATTTACAGTGCCGGTGAATACTATTTAAGCTCTAACGGAACAATTCCTGCGGAAGGATTAAATTATAATGTTATAGGAACGGCAGACGGAGGGAATAATTTTAAAAGGCTCAATGAAAGATTAACCGTTTATTTTAACACTACACTTGCCATGCGGCTTGATGCAGGAATGTATATAATTTTAGAGCTAACAAATAATTATAATACATCGGTTGACATTAATTTTAATGATTTTGCGGTGAATTTCAATCCTGTTTTATTTTTTAACATAAATTCTATTTCTCTGTATGACGGAGAAATAGACGGTATTATATCTTCCAATCCCGGCATAGAAACAAATAATACAGGAATTAACATCCCTTCTGGTAAAACAGCAAGAATCGGGATTTTCTTTGTGAGAACAATAGGGGATTCAGAAGCCAAACCTAGTGGTAATTATAGTTTAACAACAAATATATTGTATAAGAACAATTTAATTTGGAATGGTTCATTGTTGATAAATGCCATTACTATATAAATCAAAAAAAGTAAAAAGGCATCTCCCCCAAGCCGAGACGCCTATCCAAGCGACAATTATAAGATACACACAAATCGATGCAAAATTAGATAAAGTGAAACAATATACAAAAGAGTCGTTAAGAAAATTCATCATAATAAAAAAGAAAATATTGTGTTATAAACCTAATATTAATAATTTAAAAAACGAAACAACATGAAAAAAGTGATTGATTTTTTAAAAAGTGAAGGTTTGTTATGTATGCTTATTACATTCCTTGTTTGTTCATTTTTAGGAATATGGACGGGACTTGCTATTACAATAATAATGATAGCTTGTAATTTTGTTTATACAAAAATGCTGAATCTATATAATGTAATAGGTTTTGGCGTCGGTTGGGGATTGTCTGTATTACAGCACTGGATTTATTAATTGTCTTACGAGGGGATGGAAGTACCACAATAAAAAAAGGAATGACATGACATTAAATTTAGAAACAATTATTGCCCTTTTAGGAGCATTGTTAAGTGGAGGAGGAATTTCAATATTTTTCTTTTACAGAGAGCGAAAAAAAACCAAAAGGCTTGAAAACGATGCTCTTAAATTAAAAAATGAAATTACGGCCGCAGGTCAGTGGCAAGAATTATTTGAAAGATCAGACGCGACTGTAAAGAAAAAAGATGAAAAAATCGAAGAGCTTTATAACCAGAAATCGCAACTATTAAACGAAAGGGACAAACTAACGACAGAGAATGCGGTACTTAAATTGTTAAAATGCGAAACAGTCGGATGTGATAAAAGAGTTCCACCCCTTTCAGAATTAAAGATAAAAAAATAATGAATAAAGACGAATGGAGAGGGTTAATTATCGTCACACTAAAAGAAATAGGGCTTTTTAGCGACAATGCCGTGGAGCTAATAATGGGTACTTTTGCACAGGAAAGTAATTTTAAGTATACCCGGCAAATTGGCGGTGGTCCGGCGTTAGGACACGGACAGATGGAGCCGGCCACATTCAACGATATAGTAATAAATTTCCTGAGATACAAACCGGACCTGATGGCTAAAATCATGAAAGCGTCCGGAGTTGTCACGCTGGAACCGGAAATGCTTATTGACAATAAAACCCTCATGATTTGCATGACGAGAGTACATTATCTCCGGAAAACTGAACCTCTTCCCTCTTATAAAGATGTCTGGGCTATGGGGGAATATTGGAAACAACACTATAATAGTACAAAGGGCAAAGGAACAGTGAAAGAATTTGTCGAAAACTATACAAAATACTGCCGATGAAATGGATAATTATAGCCATATGCTTGTGTATTTTTTCCTGTAGAAGCATACAGTATGTGCCCGTTGAAACAGTAAAAACGGAATACCGGGACAGAGTGGAAAAACAGCGTGACAGCATTTACTTTGCCGACACGATTCGGATCGTTGAAAAAGGAGATACGACAATAATCTATAAAGATAGGTACAGGTATTTGTATAAAGACAGATTTTTAACGGACACTGTTATTAAGCGGGATTCAATACCAGTCCCGTACCCGGTCGAAGTAGTAAAACATAAAGTGCCGGGCATAATGTGGTGGATTATCCTTGTTTTATTTGCATTAAGCCTTCCTTTTATATTTAAAATTATTCGATTCTTCCGGGGTAAAATATAAAAAGAAGCCCCACTTCCAAAATATACTCGTACCACCAAGTAAATCCTGTCTGTAAGACTTCTTTCGAGGAGTTTTACGACAGGATTTTTGTTTAGGTTACAAAATATGGAAAAAATTTTTGAAAAAGTGGTAGAAATTGTTTCTGACTATACGGGAGCGACTAGAGATGAAATACTTACAGGAAAAACAGAGGAATTGGTAAATTACCGCGCAATACTTTTATGTTCTCTCCACGACCTCGGATTTAGCGATATAACTATATCGAGATATGTAAACCTTACACGCCAAGGCGTAAACAAACTTCGTAACTCTCTCCCTTATCGTAAAAAACACAATCTTATTTTGTCAACTACTTGTCAACGGATTAGCAACTACTTAGCAACTATAAATTTAATTAGCAACCCGAATTGATTGAATTTTGACGTGTCCGGTAATAGTGCCGGAATAATCAAAATTTCAATAATATGAGTGATAAAACGTTTGTGTTTACACCGGAAGGAGGAAATTCAGGTGGAAGCAAGTTTGACATTATGGCTCTCTTACCCGGATTGATGGGAGGAAAAGGATTAGATCCTAATCTGGTTGCGGCCCTGATGAATAACAAAGGAAATCAGGATGCATGGGGTGGCGCAGGCTGCTGGTGGATCTGGATTATTTTACTTTTTTTCTGCTTTGGTTGGGGTGGTAATGGATTCGGCGGTTTCGGCGGTCGTAACGGATCACAGGGCTTACCTGCTGAATTAAATGGTGACGCCGGACGTGAACTTCTTATGAACGCAATTAATGGTAACGGAAATGCAATTAGTCAGATTGCATCTTCTCTGAATTGTTCTACACAACAGTTACAAAATGCTATCTGTAGTATTCAAGGACAAATTCAGCAGGTTGGAAATCAGGTTGGCATGTCTTCCCAGCAAATTATTAATGCCGTACAGAGTGGCAACAACCAACTGTTACAGCAAATTGCTTCATGCTGCTGCGATGTTCGTACCTCTATCGAAAGACAAGGTGCTGAAACGCGTTTGCAGAATTGTCAGGACATGAACATTCTGACAAACACGATGAACGGGAACACTCTTAATCTTCGTGATCAGAGCTTACAAAACACCCGTGATGTAATTGCCGAGATACGTGATTTTAAGAATTTGTATCAAGCTGATAAAATGGATCGGCTAACTGCTGAAAATCTGGCACTCAAAGGCCAACTTTCGCAGGAACACCAGAACAACTATTTCGGGCAAGTTGTTGCTCAAGCTACTGCTCCTATCAATTCTGCATTGTCAAGCTTGAGGAATGACGTAGATAGTATTAAATGTAAACTTCCGAACACTGTTCCCGTGATTTACCCGAATTTACAGGCTTACAACCCTGAATTATTCCGGGCTGCTGCTTTCGGTGGTGCTGCTGGTGCTTATGCCGGTGATGTAGCTGCTCAAAGTGCCGGATGTGGTTGTGGATGTTAAGAAAGGAGGTGAATATGAATCCTTTCTATGATCCATTTAATCCTTACGGGATACCAATTGCAGGGATTCCGCCTTTCTTCCCTTTCTTGAGAAGAAGAGGAACGGTTGTTCCCCGATTGGACAGGCTCGGAGTACCACTACTGGTCACTACTGGAATGGTTGAAAATACAGAGAGCGAAGAGGATACTGTCGACTATGGAATTAATCCTTGTGTGTGGCGCGCCCTTCCTTGTCAGACAATAGCCCTGTGGAAAGTCCGGCATCCGGTAACTGACAACGGAGCATCACTGCCTGTAATGTTAGCAGTACCAACGGGCAATTCCAGTACGACTGTTACCTCTAAAAATTCTGTAGCCGGTACAACTAAAATTCCGGTTGTAGATAACAAGAGTACACAAGTTGAAGGTCGGGACGTAACGGTCCCGACAGGAAGCGGAAGCAGCTCTCCGGTACAGACCTCTTACACCACTGAACACTGGGTATATATCGACAAAGCAGCGGGAATTTTCCGTCTGCTCGGCGTAACCGCCCAAAACAGTCCGGCAAGAGCAGCGCAAAGCAATACTCCTGCTACTCCGGAAACTCCGGCAGCAGCGAGTTTGAAAACAGCAAAAGCAAACAATTAAACTGAAAGTGAGGGGTAAAACCCTCCTTTCTTAAAATTAAAAGAGAATGTTTAAAGATTTGAAGAAAGGTTCTGTAGTCTATGTGCTGGACAGTTCCGAAAAGCCGAAATATTACAAAGCAATAGTTGTTAGTGTCTCGGAACCATATTTTCCACAAATGCAAGCCGGTCAACCATTTCCGCAACAAAGATTAGTAAATATTGTAGCAAATGTTAACGGAAATAACGAAAACTACGAAGGATTGCCGGAGAACTTCGAAATAACAAGCAAAAATAATGTTACTCTCGCCTGTTCACCGGACATTCTTTCTAGACAAGTTGAAACCATGTTGCAAAACAGTCGGGAAATTATCGATAGTGTAGAAAGACACAGGGAAATTACAGCAAGCTGCGAAGAAATCCTTAAAAATCTAAGTCCAGCTTACGCAAAAACAAAAGCACAGGACGAAAAGATTGATAGCCTTACAAAAGAGCTTTCAGAGCTAAAAACCAGGATCCCGACTTTAGAGGACATACAAAAGCTTTTTATTCAATCACAACAACCTCAAGGTAAAACACTTAAAAATGAAAAATGATATGGGATGGGGAAATATGAGAGTCTTTGTTGACCGGGACGATGAATTCGGTGAAAGAGACGAAATGAAAATGAAACTCCAGCGTATTTATGACGAAGGATTCGAAGATGGATGCGAATATGGCAAACGCGAAGCATTTGAAATGATGCGCGGAGATTTTGGCGAACGTAACGGATACTCCGGTAATTCATCTTCCGGCAGTTCTTCCGGTGGTAGTTATGGAAACCGCATGGAAGAATATGGAGGACAAGACTTCAGAGAACGCCGCGGAGTTAAAAACACCGGTCCTTACGGTGGCGAATACCGTCGTAGACGTAATTATTAATCAGAAGGGGTGCAATTCCCCTTCTTTAACTTGAAAATTCTTAAAATAATATATATGCACAACATGAGAATGGACATATACGATGAAATGCCGGAAAGTATGAGGAAGTATCTAAGTAATTATGGCTGGCACTTTTCTAAAAAAATGTGCGAATTTGCTGTAGAAAATATGAAGAAAAAAGATCCTTCCACGGGCAAACTTGTTCCTATTACACCTTACACAAAAGAGCAGGTGGATAATATGCTCAAACAGCATAATATTACCTTAGATAATAAAGAAGGATACGATTATGTTTTCGCTGCAAATATGTGTAAATCCGATTATCTGGGCTCTTCAATTACGGACGATCAGCACGTTGCTAAGTTTGTAAAAGATTATACAGAAGATCCGGATGCTTATCCAGGCTTACCTTTTACCCGTTATTATGCCGATACAATCGGAAGCGGTACTCCTATTATATGGGAAGAAATGTTATAATTATGGGAAACGGATTTAACTATGTTTTGCGCCTGCTTAAAGGCGAAAGCCCTGTTTCGGTGTTACAAAGTATGCCGGAGGAAGATTATGCTAAATTTCAAGCTGTAGCAAGTAATTTAAAAGGAACAGGTTTAAACCGGCAACAACGCCGGCAAATGGAGAGAAAACTAAAAACAATCAAGAGATGATAGTTAAAGACCTGTACATCGATAATTTTGACTGGCATGTACGGATATTCTACGCCGTAACATGCTACTGGACTGATCGTATTATACAGGAATTAAGGGATATAGATTGTCCAGAAAAAGATATAAGAAAGGCTCGTGCAAATATGTCTAATTGTAATCCAAACAATGGAATCACATATTCTAATTACAGGCTAAGAAAAACCGTCATGGTTATTGGTATGTGGACCGACCCAGGAGAATTTGAAAATTCATTTAACCATGAAAAGGAGCATTTTACAGGTCATTTAATAAATGCGCTTGACTTGGAAGTAGGAGGAGAGGAAATATCTTATTTTTCAGGAAATTTCAGCCAGTATTTATTTCCTATCAATAGAATGTTTCTGTGCGACTGTAAATGTCATAATGAAGATATACAGAGAGAATTATATAAATGTAATTGTAAACACTAAAAAACAAGTAAAATGGAAAATTATGGACTATCGTTAGGCCGTTCAATCGGCAATTTAAGAAGTAAATTGGATGTACGCCAGTATGCGTTAGAAGTGGCATTGACGTTTCCTGACGAAAATAAACTTGAAAAAGCAAAAGAAGTTGAATCTTATTTATTAAATAACGTAGAATTGCCTGGATATTTCGACCCAAATCAACCTACCAACGATTTGCTGAAAAAAGTTGCCGAAATGTCAGTAGATAAAAACCGGACTTATGTTTTTCAAAAGAACGTGAAAGAGGAAGCTAAAGACATCGAAACAAAGGCGAAAGATGTTCAGAAAACAGATGAAAATCCGATGTGAAGTGCTATTTGGCTGGTTATGATGGTCTATTTGTTTTCTTATCAGCCTTACAGGTATTAATTTAAAATACACACTATGACCGACAAATTCAATATGTTAATAAACCTAGCCGACAACGCAGTTAGCAGTTATTTTTCAGAGGTAGCTTTGTTCGCTTTAAGATGCCTTTAAGGACACGTAAATATTAGTCGGAAGCATATCGGAAGGTGTGTAAGAGGGGATTTTGTCCCCTCTTTGTTGTAGTATTGTATTACTGCTATCCGTATTTTTCTGAAATATCAAATTTCATTTATTCTCTCCTTTTAGTTCTTTAATTATTTCGTCTGCAATTTCACAACAATTAGCTGCATCTATACTTGTAAAAGAATCTGGATCTATCCTTGACATCATTCCCTGCATAGCAGCTTTGATAAGTTCATATCTTCTTTGTTCCCAGTCTATTGGTACTGAGTTGGACGTTGGAATAACAATAGGTAAAGATGGTTCAGGGTGATTATAGGCAATAAACAGGTCTTCCAGTGATGTGTATCCTGTTTGATCATCATTAGTTAATATATTAAGCTTTTCCATTATTTTTTATTCTATTCTGGTTTTATATTAAAGTGTTCTATGAGCTCCTTTACAGATGCTTTATGGTAATATCCTTGCTCCAGCATATCCTTCCTCATTGTAGAATGATAACAGAGCATCCAACCTCCTTTTTGACTAATAAGTGTATCTTTATCCCATATAAACCACTGCATAAAGTCTGAATCATTTCGGAGTGCAGCAATTGCAAGGAATAGGTCTTCATTAGTCCCACAGTTTATTATTTCCCTCGGACTTATTCTTACATCTTCCAGAAAATCATCTGTATCCTTTCCTCTAACAATATATGCATTGTTACATACACCTGTATATAGCCATCCTCCTGAATCATACAAGAGTCCAACTATATCATATCCCAGCATCTTTAGCTGTTTTATTAACTTAGGGGTGCTTTTCCTGATATAAGCTGATTGTGTAAACATAACTAATACTTTTTACCATGTTTGTATCCTTTCACACTATTGTACTTCATCTTTTCTTTTACCATCCATTCAAGGTCAATATTCATCCCTTTGCAGAGAAATATTATACTCTCTATAGCATGCCTGACCCTTCCTGACAAAGAGTATACACTGTATGTAAGCCCCTTGCACATATGATATATATTACTGATAAAATCGGGGCCAAGATCACTAATAAATATATAATCTGACTCTAAATCTGTACCTCTGAGTCCTGCAAAGTCAAATAACCCAATTAATGCATCTGCCAGTTTCATTTCAACTGTTCCTTCAGTATAGTGGTTGAAGATTGGCAGGTAATATTCAACTGATTGTAGTGGCTTTAGGAGCTCCACTACATGTTCAGGGGTATGGTACTTTTCTCTGTAAGCCTTTGCAGCTTCTGCAAGGTCACCTATAACCAGCATAAGATAATATTCATTATTATGCTCTTCATCATGGAATTTCCATTCACTGGCTATTTTATATGCCTTATCCCTTAGTTCATTCAAATCCATAACTTTTTAATATTTGTATTCTTTCACATTATTATACTTCATTTTCTCTGTTACCACCCATTCAAGGTCAATATTCATCTCTTTGCAGAGCAATATTATACCCTGTATAGCATAATTTACTCTTCCTGCTAAGGTGTATTTACTGCATGTAATATTATGGCACATACTATATATACTACTGACTAAATCAAGGTCAAGTCTATCAGTAAACACACTATCTGGGCACGAACTTAAACCTATATCCCTAAGCCCTGCGAGGTCTAGTAGCCTGATAAATGCATCAGCCAACTCTGCATCAACTGTTTCTTTAATATATAGATCAAAGATTGGTGGATGAAATTCATAGAACTGATACCTAATATATTCTTCTTTAATGGGGGCAGTAATATAGAGTCCTTTTCTATCATATTCAACAGCTTCTGCAAGTTCAGTTATAACCAGCATAATCCAATGTTCATTATTGTGCTCTTCATCATGGAATCCATGTTCACAGGCTATTTTATATGCTTTATCTCTCAGTTCATTTAGATTCATCATCTTATTCATTATTTTTTACTACTTACATACATGTCCAGATTGGTAGATACACCTGACTGAGCATTCTGATTATTACAATGGAAGCATTCTGGTGTAAATGGGGAGTAGACTCTGCCACATTTAGGGCAAACCCAACCCTTCTGTGCAAACATTCTATCAATAAATGGGTCATATTGTGCGCTTAAACTTGTTCTATTTTTAACATTATCATCCATAGTCTTTATTTTAAGTTTAACATTGCTTCTATAAATTCGGTTCTATAAATCTGACATCAAATTTTTCACACCAGAATTCAAAAGGATTCTTTTTAAAATGCCAATAACATAAAATAAGTGGTCCAATATCATATGCATAATTATTATCACGCATTTCTATTCTGCTACTCAAGGAACAGCGTATATTGGGAATAGTATTATAAAATATTACAATCTCATTTCCCTTATCAAGAAGCTGTTTTAGCTTTGTATAATCTCTGCTTGTTTTATAAGGTATCATATTATTCTTTTTATCTATATTCCTCTGTTAAAAAGTTATTCTCTGCAAGCCAGCATAGCATATTATATGTATTGATCAGGATACCTTCCCAACAAAACTCTTTTACTACATTTCCCATATACAGGTATGAAGTTGATCCTTGATTAATGGCTAGCCTATGATCCCTAATATATTCAGGCATTACTTCAATTATGCCTTGCAGAGTAAGAGTAGGTATTACCTCAAAATGGGTAAATCCACAAACTATGAAGTCCTTTCGTAAGCTAAGGAACCAGTCTCCTTTCGAATCATCATCCATTCTGCTGCCATGGGTTCTTCTAGCCCAATAGATATTAGTCTTACTTATATCCACACCCAACTTTTTAAGGTGTTTCATCCGTCGTATTGATAAAACCTGGTCTTTCATTGTTTTATTCTAGTTTGTTTGCTATGTGATTCATTATTTATTTTCTCAATAAATCCAGTAAAAGTTTTAATTAATGTACATACTTTACAATCCATTCTATATTCTCCGCATATTGTCTTACAAAATGCCTCCTTTGCTACATCTATTATATTATTCATTTCGTTCATATTTTCCACATTTCTTACAAATTCGTGGAGTGTGAAAATATACACTTCCCCTATGTGCGACATATTCGTGGATGCACCAAAATTGCTTCCATGTCTTTTTTATCCATAAAATAAAATCTCCGAACATTATTTTTGTTTTAGTTGTTATCCTTCTTTTTCATTACTCTTATAAATGGAATGTCATAACCAAAATATTCTCGCATCGTTTTACCAGACAACCACCATTGCATTGCTTTTTCTCCATCACCACCGGTATATCTTGTAATCTTCCATGTTGGATGCAATTCCATGCCTTTCGTAATTGCTTTTTTGTAAGCAAAATAATACTTCGGATATAAACTAAGCTCATGTTCCCTTACTCCTTTTTTGGTTATCTGGGGACATCCCACACACCCAAGACGATTCAATCCAGCACGGTAACAAGGAGCTAATTCCAAGTGTCTTATTTTTTTAAATTCATATACATCATCATCCAGCCAATCGTAGATAATGTAGATGTGTTCCGCCCCTTTCATTTCAGGACGGCTGTCGCAGGTAATAAGATCACGTCCTTTTCTTTTTGTGCTTTCCGAAGCTCTTACACCTTCTATCGTGCTTCTTCCAATTCCGTAACTTTCTTTCAAAATCTGACAACAATAACGATTAAAAAGAGAAGGAAACATTTTTCTGGCCACAAGCTGAAAAAAAGATTCTTCAGGATTAATTATTATCGTTTCCGGCATTACCTCGCGGATATAAGGTAAAGTTCCTGGCGGATCGATTGTCGTGTTTGAATGCACAATAGGTATATTTGCCCCTATTTCTTTCAAAAGGGTGTAACACACCAAGCTATCTTTGCCGCCCGAATTGGCAAGATAAATTTCTTTGCCTTTTTTCTCATAAGCTTCAAGAATAGTATGTAAAAATCTTTTTGAAGCATCTATTTTTTTATGTATACTCATTTTAAAATCGTTATTTAATTACTTCATACCTTTCGAAAATCGCCCTTCTTCTTTTTTCGTTCTTCGGAAAGAAGACAACATTTCCGATCTTTAAAGATTTACTCCAGTCCAATCAGGAGACTTTATGCCAAGCTCTTTCATTTTTTTCCATTATCCTTTATAATCTTCAAACTTGCAACTTTTAAAAACAGATTTCATATTTACCCACCTTGCAAATCTTTTTTGTTCTTTTGACGGAAGTTTATTACTATTCAAATCCCGATAAGCCATCGCAAAAGGTTTGCATCCTAAATTATCCAGATGCAAAGCTCTTTTCTCTGCATCTTTGATTTCGCCGTCTTTAACAAGCATATAGAAAAACATTTTATAGGTCGGTATTCCATATTCAGATAAGTATTTTATTGCAGTATCAACTTCATCCGTTATAGCAGAGTTATCGTATGCCATTCGGATAAACCTGATCCATTTCACACCGGAAAGAAGTTTAGCTATCGACTTATCGCGTGCTATGATCCGGCAATCCATTCCTTGATTAAAATCAACACGAATATCCAACGATATTATTTTTTCGATTTGGCGTAATCCCCAGTCCGAAGCAAGAACATTATTATCCATTAAGATAGCACGCTTTTTCCCTCCTAAAAATTCCGTAATATCTGCATGTTTTCGGATATTTCCTTCTTTACGGGGAACAATACAAAACGGGCATTTATTTATACATCCGCGGGTAAGGAACCCGTATGCTTCTTGGTACATTGGGTACAATGAATAATCAGGATATATATGTTCAATTTCATCCGGCAACCATTGATCGTACATTTTATATCCGGAGCCACCACGTATAACTTCATCCGCTTGTATTACTCTTCCATCGTCGGAACTAAAAGCAAATACTTTCGACATATACACCCTGTCGTAATGTTCTATTCCGGTATACCAATTAACATCGTTATTATGTAATTTGTGCCAAGCGGAAAGTTTCATGAGCGCAATATTCGGGAAGTTATGACCGTCAACATCTATTAATCCTACTTTCATTTTCTCATGCTTTTGCCATTAAACATTAATACTATAGTCCCATATTTTGGTCACAGTCTTATTATGCCGAAGCAGGATATCACCAACCTCGCCGTTTCGTTGTTTCGCAATATCACAGACAATTATTCCCTCGGAAGAGATTATCTTCCCTTCATCATTTTTTAACTCTTTTAGTCCATATTTAATTGGCCTGTTAAGCAATATTACTATATCAGCATCTTGTTCAATAGCACCGGATTCTCTTAAATCAGAAAGTAATGGCCTTTTATCTGCTCTCGCTTCAAGGCTCCTATTGAGTTGAGATAAAGTAATAATTGGAATTTCCAATTCCTGGGCAAGCATTTTTAACTCCCGGCTTATGAAAGCTATTTCCTGCTCTCTGTTACTCTTTTTATCTTCATTCATAAGTTGAAGGTAATCGATTACAAGCAGATCCAATTTCCCTTTTTTCCTAAGTTTCCGGCATTTTGATTTTAGAGAAGTGATATTGATAGATCTGTTTTTAATAAATGTTACAGGTAATTTTTCGATCGTTCCAGCAACCCTGTTTAGTTCCATTATCTCCTCATCATAAGCTTCAGTATTCTTTAAAATATCGCTTCTGAACTTATCTGTCTCTCTTAGAAACATCCTGTTTACAAGTTCTTCAGGCTTCATTTCTAAAGATACGAAAGCACAGTTTGTTCCTTCCATTGCCGCAGCCGTAACTGTATTAAGTGCAAATGCAGTTTTTCCCATCCCAGGACGGGCAGCAACAATAATTAGATTCCCGGGCTGATACCGGCCTAATTTTTTATCGAGTGTGAATGATCCGGTAGTAATTCCGGTTAATCCTCCCTGTTTAATCAACTCCTGATTCTCATGAAATCTGGTTAAAGAATTAGCCACAACCTCTCCTATTGTGGAAACATCATTAGCAGTTATCCTTCCGGAAATTTCATCACTTTTTAGACTGAAATCCTTAATCAGATTTTCAATATCATACGATTCGTCATAAGCATTGTTAATAAGTTCATAACAATTGTATATAACATTCCGCCTTATCTCTTTCTCTTTGATTATCAGTGCGTGTTTCTGAATATAAAAAGCAGAAGCCACATGACTTGTAAGAGAAGTTAAATAAGCGATATTTCCCTGTGTTATAAATGTTTCATCTGTTTTTAATCCTTCATAAACTGTAATTAAATCGATTGGAACAGAAGAATTATAGAGTTCCACAATTTTACTATAAATAACCTTGTGGATAGGATAATAAAAACTATCTGGGGTAAGTCTATCAATTACCTTTTCAATTGCATCTATTTCTACCAAACACGCACCAAGAACGGCTTTCTCTGCTTCCTTTGCGGATGGGGGACTAACCTCTGCGTTTGTATATTGCATCGCTATTTCTTGATTCTTTTTCATTTTTCACTTCCTTTTTTTCCTTTAATTGAATTTTTAACCATCTGAAAAAGTGTGATTTAAAGTCACGCATGCTTTTTAAGACTTCTCCCGTACATTCAAGTTCGTTAAAAAAATTATTTATCCAGCCGGTTATTTCTTGTGGAGTTAGATGCAACGTCATGCCTATCTTTTCGTACCAAACCTGTTCGTTATTAAAAACAAGAGGTTTCAAATCAGTTAACGAAACAACAGCATCCAAATCAAAGGGGGGAATAAAAGGGGGATTATTTATTTCCTTTCCTTTCCTTTGTGTACCTTTGTATACATTTTCACTATTTCTGTATACATTTAAGGTATTATTGTCTACATTAATTAATAAATAAGGATATTCTTCTTTCGGTTTTCTTCTTTTAATAGCTTCAAAATATCGCTTCTGAATTCCTTCACTTGTCAGTATCTTATCCGAGCTGAAGCAGGAGCTGGCAAAGAACCCCCACCTAACTAAGCGATTCACGATTTGTTCCAGTAATTCAGTATTTATTCCAGGAAGGGATTTTAAAAGTTTCATCTTTAACGGCTCATTCCATACAGTGAAGTAACCATTACGGTATACCGCACATAACAGCTTTATTGCCGTGATTTCTCCTTTTATCCCGAACTCTCCCGAAATTGCGCCTATCTTTTCATCATCGAAAAAGTCAACATCAAAAGAAAAATATTTCAATCCTTCTTTTGTTTGTCGAGCCATATCAACTTATATATTTTAAATATTCAGACACATCTACTAATGTGTCGATTATTATTTCTGTTTTCTTTTTATCTCTGTGATATTTTGCATGACAATCTTCACAGAGGGTAATCAAATCTTTCGTATCGTATTCCCAAGGCATTGCTCTGGAAATATATTTTTTATGGTGTACATTTAAAGGCTTATCGGAACTGAAGCACATTTGACATGTAAACCGATCGGACTGCATTGTTTCTAATCTTTTGCGTTGCCATCTTGGATCTTTTAATAATTCTCCATAATCCATATTAACTAGGTTTTAGAAGGTTATTTGCTCGATGTAATTCATTTATTTATATCTATAAATCTTAATCTTATACATCACACCATCTGATATATTTTCAGACGGTGTAATCCACCATTCGCATTCGCCGTATAGCTGAAGAAGCCTTTGCAGCTTGTTCAGTATTGTAAAGTGGAAATATTTCCCCTCTATGTGTATTAACTCTCCATGTACACGGAGTAATAAACCGGAATTATTTGCTACAGAGCCGATTTTTTCAATTAAGTCTTTGTAAGTTAGTGTTGCCATAGATTCAAGTCGTTAAAGTATTAAAATGTTTATCAAATTCCTTAATACACTCGAATAAATAATGTGCAATAACTGGCTGTACAGCATTCCCTATACATTTAGTTCGCTCCATCCGATAGGGTAATTCATTAGACTTTCTAATAAATCTGGGTGTGGGTATATCCCGTCTTGTTCTCCATCCCGGATATACTCGCACAAGTTGCTCCGATAAGTATGGCTTTTGAAATATCGATTTCTGACTGATCCATTTGCCGTTGATACTGTCGGGGTAGGCAATACAATATAATCTTTTCCTATTCTGTTGTATTCCAAAGTCGGTACCCGATAGACATTGCCATTCTGCATTATACCCGATTGAGGAAAGGTTGCATAATACTTGCTCGAATCCTCGAACAAGGAGCATTGGACTGTTTTCAATGATAACGTATCTGGGTTTAATATCCCGTATAATTCTATACATTTCTGACCACAATCTGCTTCTTTTACCTTTAATTCCAATACCTTTTCCAACAATGCTGATGTCTTGGCAAGGGAAGCCACCGCTGATGATGTCAACAAATTGAGGTTTTGAATACGTTCTAATATCTCGGTTGATGTCATGATTTTTTCCAAAGTTTTTTTGAATTATTTTTGTTTGATAATCTTCAATTTCACAGCTCCATACAGTTTTTATACCAGCAAAAGCTGCGCCTAATCCGAATCCCTCTATTCCGCTAAACAGGCTGCCATGTGTCATAGTTTAAATGTTAAATAGTTAATTATTTGTTTGATTATCTTCCGGTATTTCATCGATATTAAAGAATACCATTTTCGCGTTAGTATTTTCTTTTACTTCCGCCCGATACTTTTCAATATCTTCTACTACTTTATCGGGACGTATCTTTGTCCGCTTGTCATTCTGTTCGGTGATCAGAATTTCTTTAATTTTAGATTTCATTGTGGTACTTTATTTTAATTCTACAGGTTCATCTTTCCAGGTTAATTCTCTGCCTATTAGTTTTTTGATAGTTCCTACAGGTAATTCTATTGGTTCTTCAAACATTTCATTGAATCCATTGCTTGAAATAAATTTTCCAATCCATATCCCGGAATTTTTCATTCTTATAGGGCGGCTTTTGTAAATAAGTTCTGTTCCGTCTTCGTTTATTGCTAACCATGCCATATCATTTCATTTCAAATTTTATACACTTAATTTTTCTGATTAAACAATTCGGATGCGGCACTACCGAAAACCGGCAATCGACCAGATTGTATTTCCAAGCCTTGTAATGTATACACGTTTTGCAATCCGAGTATTCTGATGGATCTGGAAGATGCGGAAACGGGTTAACCGGTTTGGAAATAATCGGCTGTTGCTTCGGTTTCGGTGGGCGCATGGGTTATTTATTTTCTTTTCTACCAAATTTTGGAGGGATATAACCATTTGATATTGCATTAACTAAATTTGTTTTATACAAAACTTCTAGGTCTGATTCATAATCTTCATAAAGTATAATTTTGCCATTGACGCAATCTATTACGTTCGGATGTACTTCTCCATCACAAATCTTTATTACTACTTCTTTGTCTGGGAACATGTTTAGCCATGCTCTTAATTCGCTGTTTTTCATGCTGATTCTTTATTAGATAGAAATTTGTTAAAAGAAAATTGAGATTATGCGACTAATCCATTTTGTTTTGCCATATTCGATATAATAGCAAACATCTTTTCTAAGGCTCCGACACGTTCGGCAACATCCATAAGACTTTCGCTTTTCTTTCTTGCATAAGAACGAAGGGCAATATGGTAGTTATAGTAAAGAGTTTGGTAAATGCGATCCCATACTTCTTTTTGAGATACACTAAATCGAACACTGTATTTATTTACTAATGCTCTTATTTTATCCCGTAAACTCATTTCAGGTACAGAATCGGTGGATAATGGAAGAGAAAGCATTTCTTTTTGTGCTTCGTCTTGAATTGCCAAAACCTGATTAACTTTTAGTTCTATATTTGAAATTCTGCTCTCATGTTGTTGTAATATTGAAACTGATTTTGCCAGTATTTCAAGTTCAGATAAAGGCTTTATTGTAGAAAAACCATTTTTGATAATTTCCTTTATTTTATCATTACACCAAATCGAAAATGCAGGTGCAAGCCACCGGGCGAATTCAAGGGCAACATCTTCATGCATCCATGTTCCATTATTAATTCCGTCATTTATAACTCTTATCAAGTGGCATCGGGGAATTCCCCGACCCCCCTCTAATTCGGATAAAAACTTTTCGGTGCTCTTTAATCTAAGCCAATCACTCGGTTGCTTATTAAAGCACTTTGACATTTGGGTAGCATTAGCCATAACGTCCCCATTCCCCGATAAGAAAGTAATATCGGTTCCATTGTACTGGAAAGTATTGTTATTCATGGTAAGTTATTTTGTAGTTTCTATTTTCAAAGCAAGTTCACGGATGCCGTTAGGAAGTAGGTTTTCCTTAATGTGTCGGAGACATTCGTTTTTCCAGGAATCGGTATGCTCCGGCCGGCCTTTCTTGTGCCACTTATTAAACCGATTCGTTAAGCCATCTTCGAGGATGAAGAGGGCAAACATATACTTTAACTCTGTTTCTGTGTAAAGTTGTCGCTTGTTGAGGAGGTTCTCAATTTTTAGCTGTTGGTTTTCGGTAGTGAGCTTTTTGTTTTGTCGCTCTAATCGGAGGAGTTTACCTGTTTCGTCAGGTGTACGTGAAGTAACCGCGCACTTTGCGCTGTCATTCAATTTCATGGACTTTGGCATTACGATGAAATTAAATTTATTAAATAAGAAAGAGACCATTCTCTCCCTTTTAACTCGCCAAAGTCCAATTACGACATTTCTGTAGTAATCCGCAGGGATTAAATGATCTCTTATCTTTTATGGTAAGATCACCTTTGTAGCAATAAAAAATCACCACAAAAATATCGAATAAGACTTTGGCGAAGTCACTACAAAAGTACGACTATTATCCATAATTTCAAATTTTTTTAGCATTTCATACTTTGTTTTATGCTGTTGATTTCAGTAGTAATGCGATCATTTTCCAACTTATTAAGTTTTAGTTTATAATGAAAATAAATAGATAAGAGGAGATACATTTCTACCAATAGTTCATGATCCGTCATGTTTTTAGCTTCTTCTCTGATTGCGTCAATTTCCATAATTCCAAATTTTATTTTTCCTTTCTAAAACTTTCAACAATTTCACTAATGGCCCATCCAGTGCCGATCAAAATTCCTATAGTTTCCCAAAAATGCTCATATATCATTTTAAGTATTTCCATAATCAATCATGCCATTTTTCATATTTACTTAAAATCTGTTCTTTCATTTTATCGTCAAAGTTGTGGATAAATCCTCGTACACATCGTTCAGTACTTCCCCAATTTCTCAGTTTTTCGCCAATTGTTATTTGATTACACATTTTAGTATCGTCGGTGACAATAAACTTTACAAAACCTTTCCATTTTTCTTTTTCAAGAATAGCTTCCAATTCTTCTATTGTTTCAAATTCCTGGCAGTCATCCGGTTCATCGAATCCAGTTATAAAATTTGGTCTGTATCGGTCGTAGGTTGGCATAATTATAAAATTTAGTTATTAAAATTCAATTTCATCTGCAATTGATGTGTGATTAAACGCTTCTTTGCAGCTTCATAATATTCTTTATCTAACTCTATTCCAGTAAGTTCAAATTCCATTTCATCACAGGCAATGCAAATACTACCGGAACCTAAATGAGTGTCTAAAATCTTGTCTCCGAGCCTCGCGTAATTCTTGAGAAGCCATTTGTAAAGAGCGACAGGTTTTTGAGTAGGATGAAATTTGAACTCATGAGTTGTTGGACTTTTTTCAAACTTTTTACACGTTGTAGTAAAAGAAGTCCACGCCATTTCGTACTGAGAAAATGTTACTTTTTCACTAAATTTTTTATCCCATATAATCCAGCAGCTACTATCATAAGGCATTTTAGAAATAAAATAATTAGCCCCCCAAACTATTTGATTCTTACTAACACGGAATAGTTCATTAAAATAGTTGATACAAGGGATTTCATTATCCCAATACGCCTTTTTGCGTCCACTATGTTTCATACCCTTTCTCTTTCCAATACTTTCATTTATTTTTATTCCATACGGCGGATCTACAATTGCCAAATCAAAACATTTATCCGGAAGCTTCCAAAGGATATTCATGCAATCATCATTTATCAAAGTTATATCTCCGAATTTTTCCATACTTTATTAATGTAAAAAGTTAGTTGTTTTTCCCAATAACAAATAAGTGTAGAGAGGGGATAACACTTCTTCGTACTTTTTATTATTTACCCGGTCTTTGTAGTAGTCACTCTATTTGCTCATGTTTTTCTTCTTTTTGTTTTAAATAATAATACCAGTCTATTAGATAGAGAACACCAACGGTAACAAGAACGGCAACAAAGAAACCTATATCATTAGACCTAGATAGAAAAGAAACAATTATTGCAATAGATAATTTAACGAAATATGATTTTTTCATTTCATTGCTCTTTTGATTCTTTAAACTTTCCATTTTCTAAGATATAATAAACATCTTCTTTTATTATTTCGCCATCAACCTGTTTGGTTACAACTGAAATAGGTATATATCTTCTTTTTTCTTCTGAATACTTCCATTCCGATAAAGTTATCCAAGAGCCCTTTTTAGCTTTTACTTTTGAATTATGTCCAGCACACATAATTACTGCGTCTTCTCCGGATGAACCAATTTGTGCATAATCTCCCGATGAACTAATTTGAGCACAGTCTCCGGATGAACCAATTTTAGCATAGTTTCCGGATGAACCAATTTGTGCAGAGATTCCCGATGAACCAATTTGTGCAGAGATTCCCGATGAACCAATTTGTGCATAATCTCCGGATGAACCAATTTGTGCAGAGATTCCCGATGAACCAATTTTAACAAAGTTTCCCGATGAACCAATTTGTGCAGAGATTCCCGATGAACCAATTTTAGCATAGTTTCCGGATGAACCAATTTGTACATAATCTCCCGATGAACCAATTTGAGCATAGTCTCCGGATAAACCAATTTTAGCATAGTTTCCGGATGAACCAATTTGTGCATAATCTCCGGATGAACCAATTTGAGCATAGTCTCCGGATGAACCAATTTGAGCATAGTCTCCGGATGAACCAATTTTAGCAGAGTTTCCGGATGAACCAATTTTAGCAGAGTCTCCGTAATTGTTATTTCCATAGAGACTTTCAAAATCTTCTTTGGTGAAAATAGTTTTATGCTTGATCCATTCTATCCCTGCTTTAAACAGACCTAAAAATCCGATTTCAATGCCTATTTTTATCTTTTTCCCACATATTTTAGTATCATTTTCTCTTACAGGAGATATATCACTTAATTCTACTTCACAGAATTTATTATCTATATCTCCATAATAGCTAAGAACATCAAGAGGATTTTCGCAGGCATGGAAACCATGTTTACATAATTCAGTCTCCTTTTCCTCATATTCTTTCCCAATTTCGTATTGAAATACCTTGCCATTTGTCGTGCATTGCATATGTTTATTAAATCCTTTATATGCTTTCATTTCATTTTATTTTTCAAGTTTTTTAATTAAAATTCCCACCTTTCTTTTTCTCTCCCTTCCTTTTATATCTGAAAAAGAAACCGGACTATCGTATATCTTTTTTAGATGTTTGATTAGTCCGGCTTTGTCTTTAAATAGAAAAGAAAGGAGTTGATTGGAAAGGGTGGGCGGGAGTTTCATTTGTTAAAAAGGTAAATCATCGTTGTTGAGGGGTTGTAATGGTATATTATCAGGAGAAGATAGACTATTCGTCATTGAATCACTATAGTTTCTACCATATTTTTCAATTTTGTATGCACGCACTTTATTAAAGAATTTTTCTTCTCCCGTGGATTTATCATTATATTTTATACCTAAAATTTCAAATAAAATAGTAACAATGTCTCCATTTTTATAGCTATCAAGTTCGTTACATTTATCTTTACTACTAAAAGTTAATAACGGGAAGTTTGCCCATTGCCTTTCACCAGTATATTGATCTATTTTTGTATTGTCAATAACAATATTTCTTTCATAAAAAGTTTTTCCATTATATTCCCTCTCTTCAGTCGGATATATCTTATATATCTTGCCTGTAATTGTATTTGCCATAATTATTTTGTTTGTAATAAATGATGTAATTTTCTGAAATTAATCCATTCACAAAAACTATTGAGTAATTTCTGATTATCTTTTTCCATTGCAGAATAACGCAGGCATGGGATAGGGGCATATTGAATAAGGTCAAGGGATCTTACATCCAACCCATGCTTTTCTTTGTTATAACCTTTAAATTGGAATAAGTCAAATATGAACTGGTCTAACTCAAACACTTCAAGGTAAAAACGCCATTGACAACTATCAATATATTCCTGCTGTTGTGGAGTTGAGTATTTGGTTTTAATATCATGCATGATATTACCGTGTATAATATCAGCACATCCCGTAACATTAATATCAAAAAAAGGAGTTTGGTAATCTTTATCAAGCCTTACTTCATGAAATGCTTCTGGAATACTATTTCGGTACTGAAAAGCCGTATCAACCTGTTGCTTGTTCATGAATACTGTAACGTCAGATTGTAGCTTAAATTCATCGTTACCAATATAGAGGGCGTTACCGTCCTCTATAATCTTATGAAATGCCGTCCCTATCTGCGTATATTCATTTCCTTTAAAATCACCTGATAAAGTTTCAATTACACTTTCTTCCGTATCGAAACTTGAAACTTCATCTCTGAATCTCCTGAATTTTTCAAGTTGGGTTACCCGCACTCTGTACATATTCAAATTTTTTATTTGTTTGATTATATACTATCTTTAAAGATTCGCACTTCTTTTTGAACAAAGGCTGAATACCTGCTATCTGTGATTTTGTTAAATGTCTCATCTCTTCCCATATTGCATCTGCATTTTCGACAGTTTCCATATTTTCAATAGAAAATTCTATTTCTTTTATTTTTTCAAGTGCGAGGCGTTGCGCTTCTGTTTGTTCCTGTATTGCAGATTTTGTTTTGGAAATAATGACATCCATAAAATTTAAAAACGATGGATTTTTTTCATCCGGAATTTCCATTGTAGGCAGTTTAGCAACATTTTTTCCCACCGTTCGGTCTGTAGGCTCGAAAGTTATAGTACGTTTATTGTTTACCATTGTCATAAATCCTACTTGATCCGCAATGCGTAATAACAAATCTTTCGATTGCCCGGTTACGTCTGGCGAGTATTTAATAACATCCCCATCCTTATCTTCTTTGGCATGGGCTATAATAACCATGTCGATTCCTTCACTTCGCCTTTTGTTTATAAACAACTTAAATTCATCACCAATAGCTCCGAATGCCTTTAATTTGTTAGTTTTAAGCTTGTAGTCCTGTTCCACTACATGAGCCATAAGAAAGTCATCAAGGACAGCTTTTGCGGTGTCAATACCTAAAGTGGAGTAATTCTTTATTTCACTTTCATCCTGAAGGACTTCCTTCCAATTTGATGCAATAATAGCATCTTCCCGGTTTACCGCCCGGTCTGCGCCTCTGTCACAATCCAATAAAATAGGATTTTTACTCGTGTTAAACAATGATGTTTTACCAACCCCTGGAGTACCATATATTACGATTATAACAGGCCTTTTCGGGAATACTTCTGATTTTTTGATGATTGCCATAACTTTTGTAATTTTGTGTTGTTGTTTGAAATTTGACGGACAAAGGGAATCGAACTCTTTCCTTGGCACACCAGTGCAGCCCGTAGTGTTGTTCGCTGCCATAAAGCACCTTTAACGTGCGACTAGTAAGCCACTACCGGAGTATTGCCCGGAAGTTCAGCAGCCCGCAGCGACAAACTGCGTATGTGTTAATGTCTGCCAGTATTTCAAAGATCTTTAGTTTGTAAGGCCGTTTAGTTTGGCGACGTGGCGGCCTTACTTTTTTTAGTTTTTATTTTGAATCAAAAGCGTATCACCTTTAATCGTTATTTTATCACCAATTTTTACCTGATAAAAAAATGATTTGGAGACAGCAATATTTCTTTTTATTGCCATACTATCACATACAACAAGATTCCAGCTTTCCATTATAATTCTTGTCCGAGGAAAAAACATTGTAGTTCTCCCATTATAATAAGGCACAAGATGGCGTTCTGAATGCTGTTCTACATGATTCTTGCTTACAACTATTCCTTCCTTAAAAGATTCTGTACAAGACAAAAATGACAACAATATGACTAATAAAAAATATTTCATCTTATTCGGTTTTTGGATAATATGCTTATAGGTAAATAAGGAGATCCTGTACATGTTGGTACTTGTTGTTCAATTGAAGATTTTAATACATTTAATACTACAAAGCTCATTTCATTTTAATTTTAGGTTAAACATTTATTTGTGGACACTAAGGGCTATGATCCCCTGACCTTGTCATTATGAGTGACCTGCTCTAACCTACTGAGCTAAGTGTCCGTTTGGCACTTTCGTAGTTCCCACGTCCTTCATTAATTACTATACTTCATTAGTTCGGGAAAAGGCTTATTTTGCCTGTTTTTCTGCCGTCTATCCCGCAGTCGGACATCGACGAGAAAGTCATTACGACTATCTCCCATTACAAAAAACGGAATTTTTTGTGTTCTTCCGGGCTAATCCGATTAGCCAGCATCACGCCTTTTCGGAAGAATTACTGGTCTTTCCCAGCTGCCAGATTGCCTATACCGTTTAGTGAACTTTATCCCGTCCGTGCCGTCGTATCTCTATTCTTTCCGGCTGTCACAGGTCATATAACGTATCCTGTCCGTGTCACGTAAGTAGTACAATCATTCATTCGTCTTAAAGAACTAGGGTTGAGGTCGGTGCGGGATTCGAACCCGCGTATCCAGTTTTGCAGACTGGCTCCTGACCACTCGGACAACCGACCTTTGTTTAAAATTCGTCTTCCATTCCTATCCCAACCAGTTCCTCCTCTCTTTCAATTCCGTTTAGCGATATTATATCTTCATCCCGCAAACTCTTAATTGCTTTTAATCCGCAGGATGAACAAAACCAGATCCCATTTAATTCCATTACGGCATCCTCCGGGCATCTTTCACACTTCTTTATCTTCGTTCTAGCTAAATTTTTCGTGAGTCGATATATTTCGTAATTTTTATCCATAGTTTTTTTGTTTAAAATGCCCTCTTATGCTGTCTCCCGACAGGAGAGAGGGCTATGTTGATTAAAATCTAATTAAAATTTGCCCCGGACTAATTTGTGGTGTGTGTGTGAAGTAGATTGAATTGAAGTCCGGGGACTTTAAAAGAACGACTTACGTTTTGGCATAGCGCAGGTAGTAAGCACCTACAGTTACATGACACTATTTATCTTTCCACGTCTTACTGTTTCGGTAAGGCGGTATATTATTTTTATTCTTTTCTTTCTCTTTCCGGAGTATTCTTACCAGAAGGATGAATCCTATTAGAACTAATAAGCCCCCAGTAAGCGATTCGTTAGAATTTATATCGGTAACGCCGCATAGAAAAAGGGCTAACCCCGTAATTAATAGTATTGCGCAAAGTTTTTTCATAAGAAGTGTTTTAATTGTGCATATTCTTCCAACCTATCATTTACTCTGTAACCGGAATATTCTGCTTCGTTATTTATTAAAGTCTGGTAATCTTCAAAAAGTTGTTCAAGGAACTTTTCTTTATCGTCTATCGTGTATTTCTCAAAAGCCTCTTTTTCCGGAAGACCTTTTACATCTTCGATTATCTTCCACACTTCATCGGAAGTACGCTCTTCGTAATAGAGGTTTAAGGGTTTAAGACTCATTATCTAAATATTCCAATATGTTCAACTTGTTCATCCTCTATTTTAGAGGACTCAATTAATGCGTTAACCTCACTTATTTTTAAGTATAGCTTATTCTTAATCCTATAAAGACCAAGCCCTTTTTCCCGATGCCATTTTCGAAGTGTCTTTATAGACATTCCAAGCTCCTCCATTACAATTTTCGCCGGTACATAACCAAGAACCCGTTTTATTTCTTTAATCTGTTCCATTATAGCTCTTCGTCAAAAATTACTTCAATTTCGTTTCTGCATCTTCTTGCTCTTCTACCCCGAAAAGTATTATCATTCGCGGCAAAAATGTGAAAGACTATTAAGAACAAAGCCATAGTAGAAATCATGTTTTTAACAGTATCTTCTGATATGCCAAAATATTTACAGAACCACCACAAGGAAAAAGATGTAGAGTTATTTACATCGGCTTTCTTAAATACTTTTCGCATTATATTCTCAACAGTACGAACCGAAATAAAAAGGATGCTTGCAATCTCCTTTTTTGTCTTTCCAAGAACAGCTTGTTTGCCGACTTCAAACTCTCTTCGTGTTAAATTCGCGGTCAAGTCCATAATTTATTCCTCCCCCCAGATGTTTTTAATTTTGTACTCTGCAAAAATTTCTTCTATTTTTTTTCCTTCTGACATAGTAGGCTCAACTTCTCCCCTTAATCTTGCTAACCATGCACCACGAGTTTTAATACCTAAAGCCCGCATAATTTTAGTTCTGACCTCTCTAAGGTCTTTGCCTTGTATTTGCCCGTATCCTTTTTTAAAAGCGTATTTCATAAATATTATCTTGATTATTTAAAAAAATAACGTAAATTCGCTATTTACTAGTATCCTCCTTTGTAGTACTTTTGTTGTGCAAAGGATTACATTGCAAATATACAATAATTCTTTTATTAAAGACAAGTATATACAATTATTTTTGTATATAAATAATTATTTGTAATCATTCTAAATATGTATTATGAGTAATAATCTATAAATTAATTGATTCGATATAAAATGAATGAGAAGGAGAATTATAAAAGAAAAATCATAGATTTTCGTTTAAAAAACGATTACCAGTTTTGGGTAGAATATGACAAAATACTAGCTACAATAACAGAATGGGAATTTAAGATTACTTCGCATTTCATGCTCATTTCTGGAAGTATATTTGCAATTATGGTTTCCTTGCGTAGCAACGAATTTGACAGTTGTTACAGTTTTTATTTGTTTCGGATTTCGATGATATTATGCGCCACGTGTATCCTTTTTGGCTCTCTTTTTTTATATAGTTACGTAGATATAAACAAGAAGTCTGCAGGCAAAATTCTGCACAATGCAATTGACCACGCAATCGAGGGAACTGACGTCGCATTCGACGGTGTGCAACTAGTACGCGATAGAAAAATTTTCTGGTACTGTAAATTAATTTGTTGGATTTCATTTTTAGGATCAATTATTTTTCTAACATTTTATTCGACATCATTTAGTGCAAATATATAATAATTCTTTTATATGAAGAAACCAGAAATAGATATAAACAATTTGCCTCCTATAAATAAAAGATTATATGAATTTATAATTAAATCATCAGGTAGTGTTTATGCTTTTTCTAAGAATATAGGATTAAGCCAACCACGAGTTAATTCATTTTTCCATTTAAGTGGAAAAACTGGTAAATATCCTTCAATTCAAAGTGATGTGCTGGAATCAATATTAAAAAAATATAACTTAAATACTAATTGGCTCTTTACCGGTGAGGGTGAAATGTTTAAAAATATTTCTGGAAATTCAGAAGCATTAAATATCCAAATTCCTACAGTTCCAGAAATTAACAAAAATGATTCTGACATGGTACTTTCCTTACTTTCTATAATAAAAGAACAAGGAGAAACACTAAAAGACGCTGTATCTAATAAAAACCAAAAATATATCGAACAGCAAACAAAAATTTTAGAAGGCATAGAAACATTAAAAAATATTGTAGAAAGAAGGGAAAAAGAGTATGAAATACTTTTAAAAAAAATAGATCAGATTATTTCTGCAAACAATATATCAGGACAAAAAAAGGTTGTATAATATGTGTAAAGAAGAAACAAATATAAATAAAGATCGTACAATTAATACTAATGAAAGAGTATTAATGTTAATCAACGAGATAATGAGCGACTTTACTGAAGTGGTTAAAATGCTGACCGGAACTATGGAATCGCAGCTAAGCGTTATTAAAGAACAAGAGAAGAATAATCTTGAAATTACTAAATTACATGCCCAGTCCATGAATAGGCAGCTCGATATTATAGAGAAACAAGATGGTTTTTTGAGTAAGTTTTTTGATTATATCGATACAGATGGTAAGAGCGTATCAAAAATAGTTGAAATGTGGCGGCAGCGTAAGCAAAGCCAACAATAAGCAGAATTAATTAAAAATAAATTACTCGATAAAATTACGAGAAATATAAAAATAAGTCCAATCGGACATTTTGTTTGAACCTAGGCGCCGGAAAACCGGCGCTATTTTTGTTCATTTTATAGGAGTAAACTGTTTCAACTTAAGATTTGCCTTTACTTTTATGTTCTCAATTGTTTTCTAATTTTCAAAAACAATTTTATCACCATTTTTCAGAACGTTAATATAAGTCACTCTAATTCTTCTGCATCTTTTATAATAGATTCAATCCGTGCAAACTTTTCCCGAATAGCAGCATTTACAAAGTTGTTCCGGCTTTTCAGACTTTTTACTTTATCTACAAGTTCAAGGTCTATATGAAAATTCATTTGCTCCCTGATTTTTTTTCGGCCAGCACCAACACGGAATCCGCCATGTTTATTTTGTTTTTCCATTATCACGTAGTATTTATGTTTTGCAAGCAATACTAATCACATCCTCACCCGTTGAATTAAAAAGTGTCGCAGTAATACTGTAATTGTTCAACTTCCGAATCATTTCCTTCTGTTTCACTGTCAGCTTTGTAATTCTTAATAAAAGCCACTTCTTTTCCCTCGAAATAGATAATAATTAATCCATTTTCTTCTTTAGCCTCATAGTTACCTGTCCAGTTGTTAACAGCTTCAATTACCTTATTAATAAATTCTTGTTTCATGACTTTGTTTTTTATTTGTTCATTTCTTACACTACAAATATAATACTTATTTTTGAATTAACGTCTTTTTTTCAAGATTTTTTTCAAAAAAATGAACTATTTACAAAATCTATAACCTTCCGGTTTGCTTTGTCGATTTTGGAGTTATCGAATCTGGTATAAATATTTGTAGTGTTTTTAACCTGATGTGTTAAGGCTCTTGCGATTGTTTTTTCTTCTATCTCTAGGTATGCGGCTATACCAGACCATGTATGCCGGGCATGATAAAGAATAAGATTTGGTTCGCCTATTTCTTTACCAATAGTTTTTAGATATCTATTTACCATACATTTAAAAGATTTAAATGTACTGTAAATGCTTCTGAAAGAAAACATATAATTATCATCAGGATATTTTTTTATTAATAATTCAACTTCGGGTTGCAATGCAATATTAGCAGGTATACCTGTTTTATTTCGTATATACTTTGCTCTATCACTTTTTTTTAGATTATAAAGGTCTGAAACATTAATTCCGATTAGATAGAAGGTAATCATAAAGACGTCGCAAGTAAATTCCAAATGTTTTTTATCTGTTTTAAAATCTCTTATCTTTCTAATCTGCTCTACTGTAAGCGGCATCGTTTTGGATTCATACCGGTGTTTAATTTTGTAACGCATAAAAGGATCCCTGATGTTTGTTATTTCTGCACGGATAGCAGATTTTATAACAGCACGGATATTCCTTTCGTGGATCGATTTTGTATTTATGCTATAACCCATTTTCGTAAGATAGGTATTAAAATTCTCTAGCCAGATAACTGTTATATCTTCAAATTCCAGCAAATCGCCGGCATATTTTTCTATTTTTTTATATGTATCGCGGTATACATTTCGCGTTCCTTCTGCATTTCTCGAATCTGCAAATTTTTTAAAATAAGATAAGAAAGAACATTCAGAACTCTCCTTTCCTATTCCTTTTAGTATATACTTTTTAATATCAGGAGCATTCATCTTGTTTATTTTTCCCGATTCTGTAAGATTTTCTAAAATTTTTCTTACCTGCGCCAGATTATATAAAATGTCGTTGTTAAGCGTTTTATAATTAGGAAAATCCTGCGATATTTGCATACCATTTTTTCCCATTATCCAGCATTCTGCCGGAATACTTTTATTCATATTCAAGCATACATTTCCATTTTTGTGAATTATCCGGATTTTTAGCGGATAGGTTCCATTTTTATTTACATGCCTTTTGTCAAGAAAAATCGTCGCTGTTGCCATATATTAAGATTAAAAAATTTGCTATGTTTTTGCTATGTCCTACGTAAAAAAATTCCTTAAAGTTCCCTAAAGTGCCTATTTTTTAGTAAAATAAAAACATAAAAAAATAGTTATAAAGTTTAAGTTCACTTTATAACTATTTGATTATAAATACATTTAAGCGAGTTAAAACCCTTAATACACTTTTAAGATATACCCGCTTACTAAATAAGTCAATGGACTTAAAGCAAACAAAGATATAATTACCCGCCTTAAAGTGCAAACGTTTGTACACAAAGAATTTTAGTTTTATTTCGATTTTTCCCCTCTTCCTTTATA